ACCGATTGAAATCAGAACGCTTTGGCCTTGCCTCACCGACCGGGGATGTATATATTCCCCGCTCTTGTCAGCTGACCTCGCGACACTGTTTATGAGGGTTCAGCATCAGAAGTGCTACCGCCCTGATGGTGAAATTGGTAGACACACCGGACTTAAAATCCGTCGTCCGAAAGGATGTGCCGGTTCGACTCCGGCTCGGGGCACCATATTCGATTCTCATGCCCTCTCAGGCATGCTCAAAAGACCCCGCTGGCGTAGGCCACGCGGGGTTTTCTGTTCTTAGGCATCCGCAACTCTTCTCACGCCTGCTCAGAATTTTTAGTACATTTACCAGCACATACTCAATTCGATTAATCTGGTGATGTACTAATGCCCCTCACTGACACTGCCGTCCGGCAAGCGAAGCCCCGCGACAAGGACTACAGCCTCACTGACTCGGCCGGGCTGTCGCTCTTCGTGGCTGCAAAGGGCGCGAAGTCGTGGCATTTCCGGTTCTCCTGGCACGGCCGCCAACCGCGAATCTCCCTCGGCACCTACCCTGAAGTCAGCCTCAAGCAAGCACGCGAACGCCGAGACCAGGCCCGCTCGCTCATAGCAAAAAGAGTAGACCCGCGATCCGCCCGGCGTGAAGAAAAGCTGACCGCCAGCACCGGCGCAGTGAAAACCTTCGAAGTTGTCGCTGAAGAATGGCATGCCTTCAAGTCACCGCGCATGACCGCGGCCCGGAAAGGCGGTGCAACTCAATCGCGCATGTACTTGGACAAAGACCTCATTCCGTCGCTAGGCAAGTTGCCAATATCTGATATCCGTCGCAGCGATGTGCTGTCGACCATGCGAAGGGTCGAGGCCCGGGGCGCGTTGAATGTCGCGAGGAAGTGCCGCTCGTGGCTGAATGAGATCTTCCGGTTCGCGATCGCCTCTGGCTACATAGAGCACAACCCTGCGTCCGACCTGGACATCGTCGCGGTGAAGGAGCCGCCCGAGAAGCACAACCCGATGCTTCGGCTGGCTGAGCTTCCCGAGTTTCTCAATGCGCTGCGGACATTCACCGGCGCCGAATACACGCGCAGCGCGGTGAGGATATTGCTGTTAACCGGCGTTCGCACAGGAGAGCTTCGGTTTGCGACCCGAGATCAGTTCGACCTGGACGGTGGGCTGTGGACGATTCCGCCCTCAGGCGTGAAGCAGTTGCAGAAGCTCATTCGAGGAAAAGATGGGGCAAAGGTGCCGCCTTATCTGGTGCCGCTGTCGCGGCAGGCGGTGGAGGAGATACGCAACGTCATGGAAATGACCGGCGCCTACACATTGCTACTGCCGGGCCGAAGTGACCCGGCAAAGCCGATAAGCGACGGAACGGTCAACATGGCGTTGAAGCGTATGGGATATGAGGGCCGACTAACCGGGCACGGGATCCGCGCGACGATTTCAACTGCCCTTAATGAGATGGGTTACAACGAGGATTGGATCGAGGCGCAGCTGTCACACGCCGGATCAAGCAAGATCCGGAAAACGTATAACCATGCTGAGTACGTGGAGCAGAGGCGGGAAATGATGCAGAGCTGGGCAGACTACTTGGACAAGGTCGAGGCCACTTAAGTTATTCGCTTACGGGCCTCTGCTTTTCCCGCTGCCCATTGCTCTACCTCAGAGCGTATCCAGGCCACTGCCTGCTCGCCGACTTTCGCCTGGCGGGGGAATCTACCGCCGACCACCATGCGGTAAATGGTTGCAGTGCTGAGCCCGGTGATGCGCAGTACTTCCGGTAAGCGGATGTACTCGATGGGCTCGACATTCTGAGCTGTATTCATGTTGGCTACCTCCGTCCGGGGTCTATGCGGGGTTGAGTGGAAACCATTCGGTCTCGTGTTCAAACTGGGTGACACGCTCGATTTCGATGCTCGGCAGGCTTCGTCGGAACGCTTCTGTCCCGTAAGGCTTCGCAACGTATTCAGCCGCCTCTTCCATAAACGACTCTATATAGACGCGCTGGAAGTGATCGGCCGCCGCCTCGTAGCGGTCTTCTTGGTAATTCGCGAGGCATAGGCCGCCGAAGCACACTCGCCAGATAACGCGCTTGGGTTGGGCCTCGGCGGCCGTTATCTTTTCGTCCATCAGCTCGACCGCGCGGCGCATCTGGTCGAGCGTCAGGAGCTCGATCCACTGCGGCGTGCTGACATGAGTTGTGTGGCCGAAGTCGCACTTTATTGAAGGCATGGGTGTCTCCCGCCCGCCGTACAAAGGCAGGCATTTCGATAGATAGGGAAGGGTGGTACGCTGCCCCGGTGGACGAACGGCGAGTCGAGTTAGCCATCCGTTTTTAAAACGATACGAACAACATATACACTCATATACTTGTGTGAAAATTCCTTGGATGGAGAAAAAGCGTGGCTGAACCTTTGGAAAATACCGTTGATTCACTTTCAAGCTCTGTCTTTTTTGCAGATGACAGACTCCGTTTAGCGCTTGATAGGGCTGGTAAGCTTATAGCCAGCGATATTAAGACTCTAAATGTTGGGCGCGATTCTGAGCAGGGCATAGTTATGGAGTTTGTTGCTAAAGCTCTAGTCGCCATGAGTGCTCAGCCTGAGGCCTTTGATGCAGCTTGTTCATATAATATAAAGCATATCGGTGAGCGATTTAGGCGAGATATCCAGCAGTATTTAAATTACGACAAAGTGTTGATGTCCGAACTTCTATCGGCCTGCTATCGATTCATTACCGAGTTCGAAATTAAGTCTAAGTCGGTCTTGCGAGATTCACTATCAGCTGCTTGGCATCGTCTCCTTTTAGTAGATCTTTCAACCTTTCCCGAATCATCATTTGAAATAAAATATGCGCAATACCATATGCCGATTTATCTAATGAGGGAGTATATCTCTCATCCGCATATGCAGACATTGAGCGAATTGCCTGCTGCGATTGTAGCATCCCAACTCACAACTGAAACTCACGAGCGCGATTTAACAGACCGGGAAAATAGGGCGAATGTTCTTGCGAAGAATCTAGAAGGCTACGCTTCTCAGCTAAACTTTTTAGGTTTGGCCAAAGGTTTTCAGCAGCTACGAGATGTAAAAGAGCGGGAGCGTGAATGGAGTCTCCGCTTTACTCGGGGCTTGGGGGTTGTACTGATTGCTTTGCCTATAGCTAAAATACAAAATTGGCTGCCTACATCAGATGTAACAGCAAACCAAATTGCCGGTGGGGTAGCTATACTCGCCCTTGAGCTTATGTTGATTTATTTTTTTAGAATTACTCTACAGAATTTCAAGTCAGTCAAAGCACAACTTCTTCAATTAGACCTGAGGGTCACGCTATGTCAATTTATCGAGGGCTATACCAAGTTCGCCAAAGAAGCAAAAAAGGATGATGACAAGGAGATTCTCACCCGATTTGAACAGGTTGTGTTTAGCAGCATTGTGACCGATGAAACTGGAATTCCCTCGACGTTTGATGGCATAGAGCAGATCTCAGGACTTATTGAACGGCTCAAAAAGTGATGCAGACTCACGCAGCCAGATGACTCTTTGTCAGGGCCGACCATGGATCGTTAGCCCGTGCTAAGGCAGACATCGGCGGAGGGCTGACGCTGTTGCCGCACATGTGGACCTGCTCGGTCTTCGTGAACGGCTTGCCGTCGGCGCCGTGCGTGATGATGTAGTCCGTTGGGAACCCCTGCGCCCGGTACAGCTCAGCCGGCTGCAGCATCCGCAGTCGGATATCGACGATCACATACGGCGTGCCCTTCACCATCACCGTGACCAGACCGAGGCGATCCTTTGTGGTGATCGTCGGCGCGGGCTGATCGCACGCGCTCATGTTCTCGGTCCCATAGTAGCTGATCAGGAACGCGGCGACGCGCAGTGCCCCTTCTTCGTGCTCGGGCGACAGCTCGAAGCTGACCAGTGAGCTCTTGCCCCCGCCCGCCGTAATGGTTGGCGCTGGCTCATTCAAGTCCTGGCCGACGCTGGCGCCAAACTGGCGTTCCATGAAAGCCGACACTAACCCGTGATGCGTTCCGCCAGCGCTGACGGTGTGCAAAGGATCGTTGACGTCTCGGGCATCGCAGTTCCCGCGCAGATGCACCAGGTTCGCGGTAACCAGTTGCTGCTGGCTGCCTGTATTGGTGACGGTGGTCATCGGCTCGTCGGAGCCTTTGCCATGGGTGGTGTTGAAGCCACCGTTCATCTGGGCCATGAAAACCGTTGATATGCCCATCGCGTGAGCGGCACCGGCGGGGCGCTGGTAGTTGCCGCCGCTGGTGATGGTCGGCAGCGGTTCGTCCAGCGGCTTACCAGCATCGTCGAAACGAAACTTCACCAAGTGTGCAGCGGCTACGCCGTATTTACCGCCCGACGCCATGATCGTGCCGAGCGGGTCGTGGAGGTCAGCCGTGCGCGGCGCGGATCCGGCTTTGTCACCATTGCCGAGCTGGACAAGCGATGCGGCAGCAATGCCCCGGTGATTCTGCGCGAGCAGGGTACCAACGGGTTGATCTGCAGCCGTCGGCTTCCCGGAGTACTCCGGCCCGCCAGCACCTACCAGAACAGCGCTGGTCAATGCGTGCTTCACGCCGCCGGCGACCACTGTGCCCAGGGGCTGATCCAACCCCGGTACGCGCGGCTCTTGACCGTCCCGCTCGCCGTAACCGGTTTGAACCAGCGTAGGGCTGATCAATGTCAGCTCGCCGCGGTTGGCGCAAGTCACTGTCGGTAGCGGTTCAAGTGGGTCGTTGATACGGTCACTGCCCTGATGCGTTGCTGGCGCGATAACAGGGCTGACAACTGAAAAGGCCCCGCCTCTCGGATAGGAGGTGACGGTGCGCAGCGGCTGATTGGCTGACTGCACCGTTTCGCCTGACCAGTTGGCAATCGGCACGATGAAGGGGGTCGCGTTGTCGATGACGAATTTCTTCATGCCTTTCGCTACACGCCGCAGCGTGGCTGGCGCGAGATCCTTTTTGCGGCCAAAAATGCTTTTGCCCAGATCAGAGAAATCGATGCACTCCGCCGCGGTGCGCCAGGGCCTTTGGCCCTTCGCTGGCTTTTTGGCGTGAGTCGGTTCCGGCCAGACAATCGGCTGCCCATCGCAGCGGGCGAGCATGAACAGTCGTTCGCGGCTGGTTGGCGCGCCGAAGTCACAGGCCTTAATCACTTTCCATTCGACGACGTAGCCCATGCCTTCAAGAAGAGCTACGAATCGGCGCCATGTGCGCCCGCGCTGCTTCGGATCTGGGATCAGGAACTGCTGGTCTACCGGCACGACCTCACCAGGTGCGGCGATCGCGCCGCCCAGCTTGATGACCCGCCCGGTCGCCTTGTCGCGCTTTGCAATCAGGCGGCCCCATTGCAGTATCTGCTTCACGTTTTCCAGGCTGATGACTCGAGGCTTCTTCTTGCCTGCCCACTTCAAGCCGATCCATGACAGGTTACGAATCTCGCGCTTGCGCGGTTGCCCGCCGGCGGCCTGGCTGTGGTGGGTGCAGTCCGGCGACATGTGGAACCAGCCCACCGCCTTGCCGCCACACTCCGTATCAGGATCGCCGTCGAACACGTCGGTGGTGAAGTGCTTGGCGCCCGGGTGGTTGATCGTGTGCATGCTGATCGCTTTGGCGCTGTGGTTCTTCGCCACGCTGACCTTGCGACCAAGGCCCATCTCCAGCCCGGTACCGGCGCCCCCACCGCCGCAAAAGAAGTCCACGACGATCTCATCGTCTTGCGGGTCGAAGCCAAGGCCGTACTGAGTTTTGAAATCGAAGGGGTGTTTCTTCTGATGTGCGGACATAAGGGATCCTCGCCAATGGCGTGATTCGTTAAAGTGGGATATTTGTGATCGCTAAATTCGAGAGGAGAGCAAGTGATGATCGTTGGGGAGAAGTTGATCTTCGAAGTAGGTGATCCAGTGGTAGACCAGTACGCCGCAGAGCGGCGAGTTGGGATCGTCGTTGCCATTGAGGGAGAGGATGAGGGCCGGACGCTGGTTGTTGAAGCCGAGGGCAATCCAGAGGAAACATGGAGGATCAGTGACGCTAACGCAGTGCTTCCTTAAAGAGCCATTTCGGCCTGAGTTTCTCGCAGCCAGACCGGAGCGCTGTTGTGAGCCTCGATCCGATCGGCGATGACGTTGGCCCGCTGTCCGGCAGTGGGCGGGGTGTACATCCCAAAGCGGCTGATGCTCCCGCCGTTGACCGCCGCGTTTGTCGAGTCGGCGGAGGCGAAAGGCAGGAGCTGGAAGATAGCGGGATCAAGCATACGTAGGCCGTGCAGGCGGCATACCGGGCGGCCCTGGTCGTCACAAATGGCGTCCATTGCGGCGCCCATCCGCTTCCACCATGATCCGGTGCCAGGTGTGGCCCACTGACCGGAACTTCCGATGGCAACCGTCCGCCAGCACCTCGCCAGCCTTTGCAACCGATCAAGCGACTCGTGCAGGTGCCATACGGGCACGCCCCGCAACTCCTCTGGCCACTGCCGTACCAAGTCATCGTTGGCCTCTTCGTCGCCGTCGATGACGTCCGGGATGAGCGCCCAGGTGAATCCAGGGTGCCGGTGCCATTCTTCGACCCACCGCGTGTAACCGTCGACGTCTACCTGGCCGCCTTTCTTCCACACGGTGAACGCGCCGTTGTCGAACACAAACGACTTGCACACATCGGCGACAATCCCGAGATCGTCTTTACGGGGGAAGGGCACCAGAGCGTGGCGACCAGCCAAGAACTTCGCAGCATCCTCCCGCTTGCCGCCAACCGGCGTGCCGTGGAAATGTATCATCCGCTCAGCCTCACAGTTTCAATCTCGACGCCCTGATGCGTTGCTACGATGGTCTGTTCGCCGCCGAGGCTCTCTGCAAGCCGATCAGCGATCTGCTCGTGCCAGCCTCTTTTGATCAGCGCTGTTGCCGCCTTTATGTGCTCAACATGAACCATTGAAAGGGACCGTATCTCCAGTCGGTAGACGATCATTTCGCCATCGGCTGGGCAGACCGCAGCGAAGGTGTGCCTGTAAATGTTCATGCGGATCCTCGGCGGTGGCGTGATTCGTGAAAGTGGGTTATTGATTTGGCGTATGTCGATGACGGAGCGAGTTAAGTGAGCGAATATCAGTTGCTGGACGTCGAAATCTTCTTCGACCAGAGGCGGGGGGAGAATCGGGCAAGACCTTTGCCAGGCCAAAAATACCCCCCAAGCCTTGTTGTCGAGTGCGCAAAAAGCTTTAGGGAATCAAGCCGGGTCGGCGCGAAATTCCGGCTTCAGGTGAAAGAAAAAGAGAAAAAGTCCGACGATTGTCGGGTGCATCTTTATTCCTACTACCGGTGGACAGTCCAACCGCTGGATTGAATCCCGATATGGCCTACGCTTACCGCTCCACAGGAAGGGATACGGTCATGAGCGAAGACAGGGAAAGGGTTTTGCGGATGGCGCTGAAGGCGGTGCTGGTTGCGGCGCAGGAATGCTGCGTTGATATCGACGAGCTAACCGAGTTGGCGATTCAGTCGATGTACGGCGAGCAGCTCTACAACCCGGAAGACGTGGCCGAGGCCTCAACCGCGATTGAAGTGGCGGCTGATGCGCTGCCGGCGATCCACTGATCAGGCAACGATCCGGTCGCCAATCACCCGCGTTGTGAAGGTCACGCTGTATTCAGTGGTTAGCTCAAACTCGCCGCCGCAGGTGTCGCAGTCCATGTTCTTGTCGCCGTAGTCCTCGGATTCAATGTGGATCACCGTAGCGCAATGCGGGCACTTACATTCGTCCTGCGCGCGATAGTCCCACTCGTCGTAATCGTTTTCCGCGACCTTAGCGAGTGCTTCAGCCTTGGCTGCGGCGTCTTGGCGGTCCTGGCATGGCTTGCAGATAAAGCCGTCGGGATGCCCCCACGGCGTCTCTGTTAGGGCTGAGCGGTGGGTTCTGCAACGGATGCACACGTCATGCTCATCGCACACGCTGTAGCTGTACCGCTCGCCGCTGCCAGTACATTTGGCACAGCCAGATACCCAATACCAGGCTCCGTCGATGCGCTCGGCATACAGGCCTTTCTCCGGTGCAGTCAGTTCAACATAGGGCAGGCCATTTCGATGCGGCCTGCCGTGCCAACCGTCGTTCCAGATGCACTTCAAGCCGCTGCGGGTGCGCTCTGTCCATTCGCCGGGAATCTCCGGGATCAAAATCTTGGTGTCCTTGCTCATGAAATCTGCGCACAGAGTCAAGCCTCCGAAAGTTCGGTGGCGAATAGGTTGGTGGTGGGCTATACGTGATGACCGGCATGAGGCCGGGATGCCACAGGGACAGTTTATGAAGATTCGGACGCAGCACATGACGCTAGGCGCCGCGCTTATGCAGATCGCCGAGCACGAGCGCTTTACCGCAATAAACCCGCTGTACGTGAGGGGAAGCAAGATAACCAATGCCTTCCTGATCAACGACAGCACGTGCATATTTCTGAAATATGGCAGCGAGCCCAAACCTACAGGCGAATACCAGTTTACCTTCACTACCGAACAGATCAGTGCCATCGAGGATGCTGAAGAACATCACCGCAATGTGTATGTCTGTCTGGTTTGTGTAGAAGAGCAAGATATTTGTGGGCTGACGGCGGGCGAGCTACACCGCATGATAACCGCGAGACAGGACACGTCCGAAGTCGACGAGGACTCCTATCAGGTTCTCATCAACGCACCTGAAGGCGGTCGTCTGCGGATCTATACAAATACAGCAGGCCGCAGAGGAACACCTGCTTTGGAACCATTGCTTATTCCAAGGAATCGTTTTCCAGCGTTCTTGTTCGAGTAGCTACTCATCCCTGCCTATCCGCAGAGCCTCCCGCTGATAGGCAAGCTCCAATTTCCGCGCCACGACCGGCGATACTTTAATTTCGTGGCGCGGCACCACAAGCAACGGCAGGGCCCGATCAGGCCCTAATTCATGAAGCCGGTGGATCATTACCGTCAGCGCTTCGCCTTGCTCCTCGATCTCAGCCCAGGCCATCAGCTCAGCAAGGGCCTGTTTCGTTCCCGGCCGGACTCGCAGCCTCAATTCTTCCTCGCCGACTGCCTTGCGCTTCAGCGCTGCCTTCTCGTCGCGCTGTTGTTGGGTCATTGCCATCAGCGTTTCCTCCGTTTCTTCGCCGCGCCCCGGCCGTGAGCAGTCCAGCCAGCGCCGCGGATCTCCTTGCCCATTTCGGCAATCATCGCGTCAACCTGCTCATTCACCAGCGGCACCAGGTCGAACATCAGTGCGGCCGGCACCGCCATGCTGCGGATGACTTTCTCGCCATCGGGCATCAGGAACCAAAGGCTGACTTCCCAGCGCACCGGCTTTGATGGACGCGTGCCCTTCGGTAGTGTGTGGCCGCCATTCGGGCCGATCGTGTGAATAACTGAGCACGTCACGTTTGATACCGCTCGGTGGGAGGTGGTGTTGCGCTGCGCGCTTGCGGCGCTGGGGTGCGCTTCGCTTCACTTTGTCACCGGGAAGTCGATGGCATAGTCCAGGATCAAGCGGCGCAAGTAGCAGGTGCTGATTCCCATGCGCCGCGCGGCCTGCGCACGGTTTGCGCCGATGTCTCGAAGCGCCTTGATGCGCTCGACGTTCCTCGCATCCCTCGCCAAATCTTTTTGGTTGTTCGCCAGGTTTTTAGTGCCGCCGCTCGCTGACTGTTGGAACTCGAAGCCGTAGGCGTGGGCCATGTTGTAGAGCTGCTTTCGATGGATACCGGTAACCTCGGCGACATCGCCCTGCGACATCGTCTTAGCCAGCTCGCGGACCGTGTCAAGATCAGCCGGTGGTGCCTTCGGTGCTTGCGCCTTGGCCTGCGCCTCCTCGATATCCGGGGCAATGCGCAGGCGCTGCATCGCATCCTTCTTGCTGCGGCGAGGCGGCAGCGGCTTTCGATCCGGGGATGCGATCGGCGCCGGCGCCGTGCGGTAACCGTAAGGACGAGGCGCTGGGGCGGGGCTTGCAACGTGGGACACCTGACCGCCGCTGCTGATGAACTCATCCATAGCTACGGCGAGTCGCGTCGATTCGGCCCGGTTTCTCTGGACTAGGCTTAGTTCGAGACTAATCATGCTGCTATCCCCAGTACGCGGTTCATGCGCTCATCGAGGATTTCGTAGAACGTGGCGACGCGTTCTGCCAGCTTTCGAATCATCACCTCGTCGCGGTAGGCGCGCTTGATGAAGAGCGGCATGCCTGGCCAGTAGCAGACGAAGTCGATCCACTCGCGCTCCGATACCCATAAGCCGCCTTGGCACTGGGGCACATGCTCTTTTGGAATCTCCCCGCCGAGGATCACCTCGACCTGAAGCTTCGGCAGTTTCGTTTTGATCTCGGTCAGCCCATTGGAGCCAACAAGCGAATCTGGTGAGTAACCGATGCCGTGGTTCAGGATGATGCCGACCTGTTCCGAATTCACCTCTTCCCGCGCCTCATACAGGCCGCGGGCTATACCTTCATACTCGTGCCCTCGCTCAGTGTGCCGGTTGCCTTGGAATGGATCGGCAGCCTCACCAGTGATGCGCTCGCCGATTAGCGTGTTCATGTAGGTGAACGCGCCGGCCCCGAAACCAGCCTCGCCTTTGCCATTGACCAAGAGGCTGTCGAGTTCACTGCAGGTAATGATGCCGAGGCGCAGATCCAGCCATGCCTGGGTGCCTTGCTCAACGTCACTGATTATTTGCATTCTGAGCCTCCGCGTTTGCTGCTGATTTGGTGAGCTGGCCTAGCACCTTGTCGAAGTCACCCTTACCAACGTCTGCCGTGGTGCCGTACAGGTTGGCGAATGCTTCCTTGGCCTTCTCGGAGCACTTGTCGAGCAGCGCTTGGAGCTGGCGCGCCTGGATGGGGGTCACTGTTGCCACTGGCACGGCAGCGTGCCCGTCGTCATCCTCGCCGCGCGTTGTCAGATTGAGGAGGGCGGACATCACGTAGCGCTTGCCATAACTGGTGGATGACCCAACAGCCTGGACAGCGTTTTTGCTTCCGCTAGTGTCGAGCGGGATGAACATGCTGGTGCTTTCCCGATGCCCGGCTCGGTGCATGAGAATGCCAGTTACGCTCATACCGCCCGGGACGTTTTCAACCTTGAAGGTGATCGCGAACCCGTGGGTCTGCATGATCGGCTTGATGACGTCGTTGATGTCCTCGAAGGTCGCGTAATTGCTGCGAACCTGACCGTTTACGGTGATCGCGCCGCGCTCAGCGATGCTGGGGATATCGCTTTGCATCGCAGCCATCGATGCGTTGAATTCAGCCTCCGCATCGCGGGCCTGCATACGCTCATGCATTGCCATCAATCGCTCCATCTTGTCGATATCGCAAGATGGGTCGGCGGCGGCGCGGCTGATGACTGCAAGCAAACTGGTATCGGTCTGTGCTCGGGCGGCAGCAACTGCGTTGCGGCGATCTTCCGGGAGGATGATTGCTGTACTCATGGGAACCTCAGTACTGGATGCTGATGTTGGGAATCTTGCGCATGGCAATAAGCGTGATCGCCTGCTTGGCGCATTCCTCGGTGATGCCGCCGGCGACAAACGCTTCAAGTGCGGCACGGTTGACGGTCTTTTTGTGGGCCTGATCAGCCTCCCGCGCGTTCTGCTGACGGATGATTTCGTCGGCTGCTACATTGGCTCGGGCGATCTCGGCCAGACGTGCCCGCTCAACGGCTTCGGCCTGGCGCTGCTCGGCGGCGATGCGTTCTTGCTCGGCGCGCTGCTCGGAGGCGATCCGGTTGGCCTCGGCCTGTGCGGCTGCACGTTCTGCCTGCTCGGCCTGAAGCTTCAGCTCCAGCTCGCGGCGCTCAGCGGCGGCCTTGGCATCTGCTTCTCGGCGGATGACGGCTTCGCGTTCAGCTTGGGCGGCAGATTCTGCTTCACGGCGAACTCGCTCTCCGGCCTCCCTGGCGATCTGCTCCTCGCGCTCCCGCTGGGCACGCGCCTCAGCTTCGGCGCGATGGCGGGCCAGTTCGGCCTGTTCGGCTTCGTAGCGCTGGAGCTCGGCAAAGATTGCCCGCAGCGCCTTTATCGCGAGATCCTTGGTGCTTGCGGCCTCCGCCTTGAATTCTTCCCAGTCATCGTCAATCGCGACCGCGTCAGCCTGATCGATGAGGCCTTGCACGTGCACTGAGGTAGCTCCGGACAAATTCAGCGGCAAGTCCCGCAGCCAAGCCAAGCGGTCGTTGTGGCGATCAACCCGCGCATCCTCGGCGGCCTGCCATTCAGTAAGAGGCTGCCGCACCTGGTCACGCAGCGCATCCATTTCGACGACGAATTCGCGCAGCTCGGTTTCAACAACTTTCGGCATTTCCTTCAGACGGCGCAGGTAATCGCGGCCCGGTTTCTCGACCGCTGCCTTCGACTTGCTGACCTTTGCGGCCAGGCTGGCGATGCGCTCGCGGCCCTTGCGAGTGGTCAAGTCTGGCACTTCACCGGTGACCTCGGCCTTCACAGCTTCCAGGAACTGGTTCAGGCCGCCGGCGACGTAAATTACCGGCGCGTTGTCGGCGCTTATGTCGTCGATGGAGATGACTTGCTGAGTTGCAGACATGCGGAGTCTCCCGCGCCATCCGTGTGCCGGGGCGCTGCGATTGAATAGGGTGGGGGTTATTGCGTGATGTGCGAGGCGTAGGAGCTGGCGAGCATCCAAGCGGTACAGAGCAGCAGGGTGAACAGGCTCCCGCGCCAAAGTGCGATGCGCTTTGCGCGCTTGTACCGGGTCATACGCGGACTTCGTAGGAGAGGGTCCACTCACCACACAGGCAAGCCCGGCGGCTCCACGCTTCAGGGTTCGAGATATGCGCCCGCTCAGCCTCGCGCATGGCATCCAGCATGGTCAGGCCCTTGAACACCATCAGAACCCTGTCCTCGGGCACTGCCATGTGCTCTGGCAACTCAACGCTGGGTGCGCCGAAGCCGAGGATTGCCAGGCTGCGTTCGATGTCCGCAATCTGTTCGTCGGAGATGGTTGGATATAGTGGCGTGCTCATGACTGCACCATCCCACCAGCAGCCCGAACAGCTTCAGACCAGACCTTATCGCGTTGGGCGACCGCGGCGGTCACAGCAGCCTCAAGGCGCATCATGTCTAGGGTGGGCGGGCAAAGGCGAGGCGCTTTTACAGGTCGAGCCGGGCGCTGGACGGTGATTCCGATCTGATACATGGCATTCATGCCGCTCTCCCTTGCCGACGATCAACCGCGGCGTAAAGTCGTTTGCAGTAATGGGTGAATTCTTCTGGGCTGATCTGGCCTTCGCTCATCAGTCGCGTGATGTTGCGCATTACGATCACTTCGTACATCGCGGGGCAGGTAGGAGACTCGATTGTCTCCAGCTCCTCGTCGAGGTGGATGTGAGGGCTCACAGCGCGTCATCCTCGGCCTGAGCGATCAGCGCATCCCTCGCCAGCGGCGTCAGCAGCGTGACCGCGATCTGGCGCAGTGCCTTGTCGGGGTTGGGGCTGTTCAGGGCCTCAGCGGCCGCAGTGCAAGCGTCTGACGATGCGCGGCGCTTGGCAGCCAGCACCAGCCGGCCCAGAACCGAGTTGCTGATGCCTGCGGCGGAGAGCTGGCCCATCACAAACTCATCCACCGCGGCGGCGAACTGTTCGTAGGTGACACCCTGGGGAGAGTGGAGGGCGCGCTTGAACTTCACGTCGGCGCCGAGCAGCAGCTGCTCAGCAGCATCGTCGATCCAGACTCGTTCCGCGTCGGAGCCGAGTCCCACCGGGAGGCGGTTGTCATACTCAAACTGCGCTTTCGCAAATGCATTCATGATCGCCTCCGTCAGCAGGGTGATTACTCAGTAGGTGGAAGGGGTAGGGCTTGCCAGTGCGTGGGCTCGTACTCGTCGCTAGCATCGCTTCCATTGGCATCCCACTCGCCGATGGCGTTGAAGTAGATGCCGTAGCAGGCCGCCCACATCCAGCCGTCGGTGCTGGAGCCTCGCTCGCCGACGATCATGATGTTGCCAGCCATGCGGAGCCACACAGGGGTATCCAATGGCGGCAGTTCATCGCTGCACTTAATCCATCTGCTCATCTCAATTTCCTTGCTGGTTGACCGAACACATTCCAACTGACGCCTCAAGAACGCGAACGGCCCCTTGGGCAGCGGAGAGGAGTCAGTGGAGTGGGTTCGGCGGGGAAGGTTGATGCAGGGGGCCGCGTTGCGCGGTGCAGAATCGTCCGCACCGGTGGAACGATCTGGTGAACCACATATTCCAGTTTGCTGCTGGTTTATGGCGGGTCCATCAGGTCGCTCCCCGATGGGCACTCTTGCGAATGCCGACGACCTTTACGCTGCGAACATCTCTTGCTGATGCGGTCGCGGTGTGCAGCGCTGGATCCCAGCGCGTACGGCCGACTCCAGCATTGCGGCGTCTTGTTCAAGCTCCGGGAACGCCCCGGCGAACCCACTCACTGCATCGCGAAGAGCAATTGCTTCACGCTGCAAGGCTGGAATCACAATGCTGCGCATGTTGCCAAGTGTGCGCAGGTCAAGGCTGCATTCCCGGCAAAGCCGGGTGTAATCGAGCATGTATTTAGGCATTTCTCGCTCTCCGTTGATTTCCAATGCCGCCTCATGGAAGCGGCATTAGTAAATCTTTGGTTACTGCTGGCACCGCATAGCGGGTCGTTCACTCGGTTCGGAGCATTTCGCTCTAGTCAGCCGTCGAGGTGCGCCTCGCGTTGGTAGCCTTTCGGGGCTATCTGATCTCCGGTCGCCGTAGAGGCGGTGCCGTCTTTGTTCGTATTACGCTGGTTGTTAAAGAGCGGTTCGATGCGTGAGGCCCTTTGTAGGGGCTGATCCGTTTCGATGGGTCTAATATCTCCCATGGAAATATTCATGTCAACTCCAATGGAGATAAAAAAATCTAAACCGAAAAAAAGCCCGCTCGATGGCGGGCCCAAATTACTCAGGTAAGCGTTCTCAAGCTACTGCCTTTTCAAGCCTCTGTATTTGCTTTGCACCTTCGAATGCGGAGTGGACTGTTAAGAAATCGAAGTCCTTTTTTTCCGCCATGTCTTCAAGCATCAAGATCCTTTCGCGATAGGTCCTGTGCGCAGCAGGCTTTAGCATTTCGATGGTTGAAGGCTGGGGCACCACCAACATCATGGCCGCCTTGTGATCGTGTCTGATAAGGGCGTCGTGATCCTTGAGTTGCTCCAGTCGGAAGACCTTGGAGGATGCAGCATCGAAGAGGTGCCCGAGCCGGTAGTTCGGAGAGAAGCTGCAAACATTCACCGCGATACGAGACGAAAAATAGTCGCACTGAAGCGAAAGATGGGATCCTCTAATTGTCACGCCTACAGGTATGTTGAAGTGTTGTACCAGATCCTTGTCAACTCGCTCCATAGCCTTCTGCACACGCTTCCAATATGAGGACCTATCGTGCCCGTTCTTTGAGTCTTCCGCATGGATCTGGCTGAGACTTGAGCAGAGCGCAACGCCCTGGGAGATTATGTCCTCAAGGTCGTAGCCGATGCCTTCGCGCGCATCGCCAAGCACCACTCCGTGGATGCCGGAATTGTAACCCTTGAGGAAGCCTGATCTGGCGTAAGCAAGGGCTTTACTCAGCGCAAGATCCATCATCGCCTTCATGCCAACAGATGATTCTCCATAAAGGCATTGAAGGGCCTTCTCGGAGATGGTTAAGCTTCCGGCCACATGCCCGCCTGCACCCGCGACAACGCCGATTGTAAGTCTCTCGCCGGATTCAACAATTGGCTCGAGATAAACGGGAGCCCACTGCGCTTCGAAAGACGGGAAATCTGGAATTACAATTTTTTCAGGCGCGTGGGCGTTCATAGGTCAGATCTAGATGCGTTTGGCTTAAGCCGAGACCGCTTTCGAGAAGCTTCGGCATGTGCTGGATTCTGTCTGTAAGAAACTCTACCACGGCGTCGACGTAGCCGCCTGAGGCTTGGCAGCTCTCAGGCATGCTGTCCAAGGCTCTAGCAGAAAAATCTATCGACCCCAGAGCGATCGATTCTTCATGCAAGCGCTGAGCAGTGCGACGCAGTTCAAACTTGTTCAAGTCCTCCGATAATCGCTTGAGCAAATAGTTTTGGATATTCTTGTGTGCGACCGTGAGAGGGTCACGCAGCGCCTCTTCATGATCTATAAGCCAAATCTTCCCATCTGCGCCCATCAGGATATTCCGCAGGTTACGATCGGCGTTTGCTATCAGCTCGTCAAAAACTATTGCTGTGCGGATGTGGGTCCACTTGTGCAGTAGATTGTTAACGTCATCAAGTCGAGCAATTCGTGAAATAGGCGTTGCGCCACAATCCAGGCTTGCAACACAGAGCACGTGAGCAGAGGTTATTCCGACGGTCTGTCCCTTAGCGTAGACAGGGATGGTCAGCGGTATCGGAAGACCAAGAGCCCGTCCGAGAAGAGACGCAAGAACCTCGGCATAGACGAGCCGTGCGGGAATCATCTTCACATAGGCGTTGTAACGTATCTGCCCCTTAAGCTGAACGACGCCGTAGAACAGCGGGTGCTGGCCGCACACCGATGGATCTACAACCTTTTTTCCCGTCAAAAACAAGCCGAGTTCAATTTCGCTCGGTACGAGACTTCTTGTGGCGGACATTGTCTTTTGCCTGTTCCCTGTGGCTTTGCTTGCTTAATCCGTGCTTCAGCATGGACATTAGGTCGTCAGAAACGCCTCCCTCCTCAGAAACCTTGAAGGCCGCTGCGGCAATGCCGTCAAGATTTGAGGGTAGGGCGCTGTGCTGGTCAGGTAAGGAGTGAACGATTTCATTCCTAATCCTGATAATCGTCTTGGCTTGGCTTGGGCTTAGGCCGAGCGTTGCCGCGCGTGAGGCGATGATAAAAAGCGCCATAACAACTTCGCGCGGATCATTCGCCACTTCTTCGTGCGTCATCGAGTAACTGCGAGCCGGGGGCAAATCTCCGCTGCCCTTTTGCGAAGGATTCCCAGCAAAACTCTCTCCTACCGCCTCGGCCATTTCAGAAATGTCGTTCGCCAACCTGGTGCTGAACTTTGAAATAGGCACACCAAGCAGTTTTGCCATGCCCACGGCTAGCTTTTGCGTCACCGGCCTATGGCCATTCAAGTGGCTGCCTAGCGTCCCCTGACTCATCCCTACCTGATGCGCAATCTCTTCCTGTGTAAGGCGACTGCCTTTTGGAAGGCGCGCGTTGTGATCCACCAATGCGGCCTTCAGCGCGGCGCACTCAGCTTTCTCCCAATCGTGTAATTCGCGACGTTCTGTACTCATTTCCGAAGAATATTCCCGGTGGCGATATATCGCTATCTCACTTGGAGTTGCAAAGTATCTCCTGTGGAGATAGTCTGTGCGTACGTGAACCATTGGAGATCTGGCAATGAGCCGAATCACTCTCACCGAATTTGCGGCAGACATGGGCCAGACCAAGGCGGCAACGCTTCTGGGCATGACTCAAGGGGCGCTAAACAAAGCCTTGCGCGTCGGCCGTGACATTTACGTCACAGCTCGTCAGGACGGCTCATTTTCGGCAGAAGAAGTCCGGCCGTTTCCGTCCCATCAGCAAAGCCGACGGTCTGCCGCTTAGACCCATTCACCAGCCAGAGGAAAACGAAGCATGTACATGGACCCCAATCAGAAGCGAGCCATCCCGGTAAAGGTTCGTTTCGAACCCGTGCTTGATCGGATCTTGCGTAAAGCCGCAACCAAAACCCGCATGCAGCACGCGACCTATCTCTACGAAATCATCGAATGGGCCGTAGCAAACGGCGTGATCCAGGAGCTGATGCAGGACAAGCAAGAAGATATCGCGGGCTGAAGCCCCTTTGGAGGGCCAAATGACCGTTGAACTTGAAAAGCTGCCCCCGCAGACGCGGGAAAAGGTGAAGGGGTTGATGAGCCAGAACGGCTGGAGTTTCAGCCAGGCCATCAACGCAATGATGGAAGCGTCCATAGCCAACGGGGCGCTTTCAGAGGTCGGGAAAAAGAAGGCAAAGGTGCTTCATCTGGTGAGCCCAATGAGGGCCTCAGGCAGGGACTCTTAAGGGCAATCCAGAGGGCCTCTGCCAAATCCGAGACGAAAAAAAGCCGGGGTAGTGACCCGGCTCTCTTAAACACGATGTGGAATCCATTTTATGCAAATCCAGCGACAAAGCAATACCCATCATCCCGCGCCACGAAATCATATCCGCGAAAACGTGGCGCGCACTATGTCCTCGCGAGAAATAGCAGACCTGACTGGCAAACAACATTTTCACGTGAAGCGGGACATCGAAAAGATGCTCGCAGACCTGGAAGAAGATCCATCCATTTATGGATGCACCTACCTCGACGGCCAAAACCGCAACCAGACCGAGTATCAGCTCGACCGTGAGCACACCGACTGTTTGCTAACGGGCTATAGCGCGGCAATGCGCATGGCCGTCATCAAGCGCTGGCGTGAGCTGGAAGGTGGTCGCGTCATTGCAACACTTCCAGACTTCTCGAATCCTGCCGCTGCCGCGCGCGCTTGGGCGGAGCAGTTTGAGCTTCAGCAAGCCGCCAACCAAGCCTTGGCCATCGCTGCGCCGAAAGTCGAATTCGTCGACAAGTATGTCGAATCCACTGGCCTCAAGGGCTTCCGCCAGACCGCCAAGCTGCTCGGGGCCAATGAGGCCCGCTTCCGTGAGTTCTTGCTCGACAAGAAGATCATGTACCGCATGGGCGGCGAGTGGCAGGCATACAGCGGTCACATCGACGCCGGCCGCTTCGACGTCAAGACCGGCACCTCTGAAGGCGGTCATGCCTTCAATCAAACCAAATTCACGCCCAAGGGGGTCACCTGGGTGGCTGGCTTGTGGGCTCAGTACAAACTGGAGGCCCAATGATGGCCGCGCTCCCGTATATGCAGTTCTACGTCGCCGACTATCTGGCCGACACCACGCACCTGACGGCTGAGGAGCACGGCGCTTACATGCTGTTGTTGTTCAGCTACTGGCAAACCGGCAAGCCGCTGCGTATCGATCGCTTGGCAACCGTTGCACGCATCCCCAACGACCGTTGGCCTTCCGTTGCCGAAACGTTGAGCGAGTTCTTTCACGTCACTGAAACCCATTGGGTGCAGTTCCGTGTTGAGGCTGATCTTGATGCTGTGAACAGCAAAGTGGTTACCGCTTCCAATGCGGGGAAGGCGTCTGCTCGTGCAAAGGCCCTCAAAAAGCAACAGGAACTCAACGACCGTTCAACGACCGTTGACGATTCGTTTCAACGGAATGGCAACCATACAGATACAGATACAGATACAGATAAAGATAAAGATAAGAACAATAAAAGCACTTCGCCTCCGGCTGAGGATTTGTTCCCAAAGTTCTGGAAGCTCTACCCGAACAAGAAGGGCAAAGCGGCCGCCGAGAAAGCTTGGAAGAAACTAAAGGTCACTGACGCCCTATTCAACCTGATCGCCCAGGGCCTCACCAAGCAATGCACATCCCCAGCCTGGACCAAGGACGGCGGCCAGTTCATCCCGCACCCGGCAACATGGCTCAACGGCAAGCGCTGGGAGGATGAAATCTCGTTACCGAGCAACGTGCACCACCTCCCATCCAGCCGCCACACGGGCTTCGATCAGCGCGACTACAAGGCCGGGTTGATCCCGCGTGAGGACGGTACCTATGCGTTCTGAGCCAGTCACCGCAGAGATCGAAATGCCGCCCGGCACTCGCATCCAGCACGCGCACTGCGACACCCATGGGGCGTTCGACCAGCGTATTTACTTGGTCCTCGGTCGTGAGCTCAAGGGTGCCTGCCCTGAGTGCTCTGCGATAGCCAGCGAGAAGCGTGAGACGAGTGAGCGCGCGAGCAAGGCGATGGAGATCCGTATGGCGATGGAACGCAAGCTTGGTTCGGCGTTGATCCCTAAGCGTTTCGCAACGCGCTCGTTCGATGGCTATACCGCGGGTACCGCTGAACAGCGAAAGGCCTTGAACACTTGCCGCCGGTACGCCGCCGAGTTCTCGCAGATCGTCGAGACCGGCCGCTGCCTGCTGCTGCTTGGCAAGCCCGGCACCGGCAAGACTCACCTTGCGGTGGCGATTGCGAACGAGATCATGGCGAACAGTTCGTGCACGGCTGTGTACCGGACCGTTGGGAGCGTCCTGCAAGCAATACGGGCGACGTACGACCGTACGAGTGAGCAAACCGAAGCCCAGATCATCGCGAGCCTCGTTACACCGTCTCTGCTGATCCTGGATGAGATCGGCGTGAGCAAGGAGAAACCGAGCGACTTCGAGTTGACGACGCTGTTCGCGATCATCAATGGCCGCTACGAAGAGCTGCGCCCGACAGTCATCGTCTCGAACCTGGAAGCCACGGCACTGCCCGGCGCTATCGGTGATCGCTGTGCAGATCGCCTGCGCGAGGGTGGGGTGATCGTAGTCCCGTTCGACTGGGAATCACAGCGCGGCAAGGAGGGGTTCTGATGACCAGCCGAATCTGGATTTGCATAGCAGTCATCACCCTGGTAGCCGCAGTCGGCACCGGGCACAGAGTTGAGACGGTGGTGAAGCCGTTGCCTCAGGAGACGCCTTTTAAATGAGCACTGAGAAAATGCGCAAAGAGTTCGAAGTGGCCTTTACCGAAGAGATGGTTGCCCGGTGTGGCGAAGGCTACAGAAGCTCGGTCGAATTCTTCTTTGTTGAAAAAGAGCCTGACGGCGAATACTCAAACCCGATTGCTCATGCTGGTTGGTTTGGCTGGCGGGCATCACGCGCACCTCTGCTGGTCGACCTACCCAAGCCCCTTCCATCCGGCGACTACCGCATGACCGTCCCGTTCTACAAGGCGGCAGACATCATCAAGGCGCTGAGCGCTGCGGGTTTTGAGGTGAAGCCATGACTTGGTCCCAGCTCAAAGCCCTACTGAACAACGCCAAGGTTCATTCCGACGGCCGTGAGACGTACTGGTTTGGGGGTGCGCGATGACAGAAATCGTAATGCGCAGCCGTGATGACACCAGCCGCCTGATGGGCCTGCTGCACGGTACGGACTTCACCAAGCCCAAGAAGATCGTGATCAAGGATCTGGATCGTACCTCTGACCAGAACCGCGCTCTCCACGCCATGCTCACCGACATCGCCAACCAGGTGGAGCATGCCGGCAAGAAGTGGGACGTGCTGATCTGGAAGCGCCTTCTGACAGCGGCATGGCTGCGTGAGGCTGGCGAGGCGCCGCAGATGATTCCGGCTATCGACGGCAAGGGCTTCGATGTGATCTATGAGCGCACCTCAAAGCTCACCGTGAAGCAGTGCGCGAGCCTGCTGGAATGGATCACGGCTTTCGCTGCCGAGCACCAGGTGCGCCTGCTTCAGAAAGACCACTGGGGCGGCCGCTATGACTGAACTTGCAAAGGCCCTCATTCGGGCCGTCGCTGCAATGCTCGAGCACGGCTACCTCTGCAACGCCTCGGCATATCAGTTCGGGGGTGGTCTGTGATCGACCAATCCGCGAAGAAGTCGCCACCAGCGCGCAAGCAGAAGAGCTGCAGCAACTCGGTGTGCGGGGCGCAGTTTGTCCCGCAGCGCCTTGGGCAGAAGGTTTGCGGACCTGCCTGCGCTTTGGTTATGGCGCCGGCGAATCAGGAAAGGGCGCGCAAGGCACTGGATCAGCGCGAACGAAGAGAGATTCGAGTCCAGAAGGAAAAGGTGAAGCCCCGCGCCGCGTTCATGCGGGAAGCGCAGACCGCTTTCAATGCCTGGATACGTGAGCGCGATATCGGCCTGCCTTGCGTGAGCTGCGGCCGTCACCACAACGGCCAATGGCATGCCGGGCACTACCGCACCGTGGGTGGGAATCCTGAGCTGCGGTTCCAACCACTGAATGTGTGGCGCCAGTGCGCGCCCTGCAACAACCACAAGTCCGGCGACATCGTGAACTACCGCATCGAGCTGGTGAAGCGGATCGGCGCCCAGAAGGTGGGGTGGCTTGAAGGCCCGCATGAGCCGAAGAAGTACACGATCGACGACCTGAAGGCGCTGACCGCGCACTACCGGGAACTGACCAGAGAAATGAAGAGGGCGCAGGCATGACATATCGCAACGTAGTATCAGCAGTGGTGCGGGCTCTGGCAGCCGAGACAATCAACAGCGCGGGTGGCTGCGACTTTGAGCCTAAGGTTCAGGTCGCCAAGCAGAAGGGCGAGATCGTGGGCAAGGAAGCAGCCTTCCTGCAGGACTGCTGGGTGTTCGGCCGGCTGCACAAGGGATTGAGCGCGGCGCACTGGCGAGCACTGGTGGCGAAGTTCTCGACGCATGACGAGCGCAAACATGCCGCCATCCTGGAGCTGATCAAGACTGTCCGCTCTCCGGCACCACAGCGGTTCCGCGAATGCGCTGTGCTGACGTGGGCCATTCCGCAAGTGGGCGGCAAGCACGAATCCCCGGTCGTGGAAGTCGTGAGCCGCGAAGCTGAGGCAGTGGCGAGGAACAAGGCGTTGGTGGATTCGTACAACACGAAGGGCCTGACGGGGATGAGCGACACCGTCGACCGCAAGCAAACCCTGAAGCGCTCAACCGCTGTACTCCCTGCAGCCTGGTACGACATCACCAACTGGGACAACGATGGCAAGCCGGAATCAACCCGGTACCGGTGGCGTTCGGGTATCCGCAAGGGTCTGGAGGATCAGGTCAACGACGCACTAATGGCAGCACAAGGACTGCTGGATTCAGAGGGTCTGATCGAAAGTTGTGCGGCATAGCGAAAAGCCATTGCAAACAGTGAGAAAGTGAGAGAGGATATCAACATCCTGTCACCTCTGCGCGTTGGAGGTGATGACCGATTGCTCTTAACAGGAGTGAGCGGTGCAGGGAGATTGTTGACGTTAGAAGGGGCTGCATTCTTTGGTTTCATTCTCATCATTCTATGGTGCGTACAAACAAGAATCTCTTCATCAACTCAACAACCTGGACTGAAAGGGGGTATTTCTATGGGTAAACTTCTACGTATTTCCATTGCTACACTTTTGGCTAATGCTGCGACAGCCCTGTATGTTAACAACCTTCCCGCACTCAGCATTCAGGCTGTTCCTAGCCTACAGGTATAGCGCTCAGGTCCGCGCACCAAACTAAACCCCAGCCTTTGCAAGATCGGCTGGGGTTTTTTATTGTCTCCAATTTCCCAAAACCCTCGGAACCTCTGATCGTCATGTTCAGCGAGGGCCTTATCAGTACCCGGAGTAGAAATGGACCCAACCGACCTCGGCCCAGGCACAGCTACCTGGCTGGGCGGCACGGGAACCGTTTTGCTGGGTGGCTTCCTGTGGCTTCGCAAGTTCCTCTCAAAGGACGCCGCAGACAGAGCCATGGACAATGCCGACATCGGCACTGTCCGGCGCCTCAACGAATTGCTCGATTCAGAGCGCGCCGCCCGAAAGGAGTCGGATGCCAGAGCGGATCAGTTCGCGAAAGAACGTAACGAACTTGCAGCCGCAGTAGGCCGTATGGAGGGCAAGATAGAGGCCCTCACCAGCCAGGTCGCACAACTCACAGATAAGGTGGCCAGCCAAAGCGCGGAGATAGCGCGGCTGTCCAAACTTGGAGGAGCAGCCTGATGGACAGATGTGCAGTGGAGTTTATCGCTCGACGCTGGTGGCGCCGGGTAGAGGTATGGGTGATCGCACTGTTGATCGTCGCCGGGTCGTTTTCGTTGGGCTTCGGTGCATCACAGTGGTCGCTCGCCAGCTGGTACAGCAACCAGGTCACTCAGGTCCGCACCGCTTACGACGAAGCGCTCAAGCAGCGAGACCTTCGCCTGACCAAGCTGGCCGACAGCACCAAGGAGGCAGCAGGCAAAGTTGAAGCCGCTGCTGACAGTGCCAGCAAGGCGGCCGAGAAGGCAGACCAAGCCGCAGACAAGGCCGGCGAAGTGCTCGAACGGGCGAATCAATAGCGACCATAGTCCACAGGCGTCCTGTCTTTGTTAATGGTTATGTCAATAGATGGGCTCTGGCAGCACCAACAGCGAGGTGCACCCCAGCACTTAACGCTTCACCGGATAGCTTCTTGATTGAGTCGAGAGCGCCTTTTTTTGCTGCATCCTGCAGAGATTGACCAATACTTTTCCCGCCTGCAATGCTCTTCGGAGTGGCTTTCAAAGCTTCCAAGCCTTTGGCGGTAAGGACACATTCTTCGTAAGTAGATGGTCGACCGAGATACTGCTTGGCATGGGTTAAGTACCCGGTTTCTGCCAGCCAACGAACGGTGTAGCTGAAAAATTCAGGCGCGTTAAAAGCCTGTTCATTCTGCTGCTCCGGATTCTGGCCGTCTGGTGCAATGTCCTTTAGGAAAGGGAAAGCATCTAACGCAACCGGCTCTGGGAAAGCCTCATAGAGGCGCGCAAAAACAGCGCCAGTCAATTGGTCGAACCGTTCCATATTTGTTGGCATGTAATGAACTCCTTATCAAAGCCCTTTTAAATACTACGTTGGTGATCCAATGACAACGAAGCAACCCGACTGGGAGGCCATTGAACGAGCCTACCGGGCCGGGTCGTTATCCCTGCGTGGCATCGCCGATAAGTACGACACGAACGAAGGAACGATTCGCAGCAGAGCCAAGAAGCATGGATGGTTGCGGGACCTTACAGCCCAGGTCCGCACCGCTACGCACGGAAAGCTTTCACGCGACACTTCACGCACTAGCGTCACGCAGCGTGAAGATGCTGAGATCGTTGAAGAGGCTGCTACACAGGCAGCTTCCGTCGTTCTGGCTCACCGTGTTGACCTGGCCCAATGGCGTGGCATCGCGAACAAGCTCAGTGCTGCGCTGAAAGAGATCGAGGTGACCGAAGACAACATCGGCGACTTCTCGCGCTCACTGAACGCCGGTGTGGACGCCCAGCTCAAGGTCATCAAGGGCGAGCGTCAGGCCTACAACCTCGACACCGAGGAAGGCGACAAGACAGTCGACACCCTGGCCTCTCTGATTGACGAACTATCGAAGGACGCCTGACATGAAGCCCGAGCACTTGAAGCTGCTCAGGGATCGGTTCTGGCGCCTGAACAACCTGTATTTCATTACTGACAAGAACGGGAAGAAAGTCCGCTTCCGTATGACGCAGGAGCAGATCGACTACTTCCAGGGCATGCACACGCGCAACATCATCCTGAAGGCGCGTCAGCTCGGCTTCACGACGCTGGTTTGTATCGTGCAGCTGGACGCCGCTCTATTTGAGTCTGCCAAGTGCGCGCTGATTGCCCACACGCTCAACGATGCTAAGCGCCTGTTCCGCGAGAAGATCAAGTATGCGTACGACAACCTCCCCAAGGAGATACGCGCTGCCAATCCTGCTTCTAACGATGCTGCTGGTGAGCTTGTGTTCAGCAAGGGCGGATCGCTTTACGTGTCCACATCCTTCCGGGGCGGGACTCTACGGTATCTGCACGTATCCGAGTTCGGGAAGATCTGCGCCAAGTTTCCCCACAAGGCCCGAGAGATCGTCACCGGGGCATTCGAGGCGGTCGCCTCAGACTGTTTCGTCACCATCGAGTCGACGGCGGAGGGCAGGGCAGGTTATTTCTTCGATTACTCGCAGAGCGCGGAAAAGCAACAGCTGTCCGGCGTACCGCTGGGCAAGCTCGACTGGAAGTTCTTTTTCTTCAGTTGGTGGCGCAACCCGTTCTACTGGCTGGACCCGACCGAAGTCATCATTCCTGATCGGCTGACCCTCTACTTCAACGAACTGCAAGCGCGGCACGGGATCGTCACGAACCCTGGACAGCGTGCGTGGTACTCGGCCAAAGAGAAGACGCTCGGCGACGACATGAAGCGGGAATACCCGTCGATACCGGCCGAAGCGTTCCAGCAGTCGGTCGAGGGCGCCTACTACGCCCGCCAGTTCGCCAAGCTCTACGCCTCGCAGCGTATTGGCGTGCTGCCAGACAACAGCCACCAGCCGGTGATGACGTTTTGGGATATCGGCGTCGGCGACTCCACGGCCATCTGGTTCGTGCGTCAGGTCGGCACTGAGTTCCACGTCATCGACTTCTACCAGAACAGCGGGGAAGGCCTGCGGCACTACATGAAGGTGCTTAAGGATCGCGGCTACGTGTACTCCGAGCACTGGGGCCCTCACGACATCGACAACCGTGAGTTCAGCAGCGATGCGAAGACCCGACGAGAGATGGCGCGTGAGGGCTACGAGATCGACGGCCAGCACTACCGCATGACGTTCCAGGTAGTGCCGAAGATCGGTGTCGATGACGGCATTGACCAGGCGCGCGAGATCCTCGGCCACTGCGCCTTCGACGAATCCAAATGCGAAGAGGGCATCACCGCGCTGGAGAACTACCGCAAGGAGTGGGACGACAAAAAGGGCTGCTGGAAAGACCGGCCGCTTCATGACTGGGCCTCCCACCCTGCTGACGCCTTCCGCTACTTCGCCGTCGCCAAGACCAAGCGCGCAACCATGACCCACATTCCTGTCACCTTCACGTTCTGAGGCCGATATGCCCAATTACAGCGCCGTCCGGGCAGAGTACACGGAGGCCTTGCCCGGCTGGCAGCTGGTCAAACGCTGCGTTGCTGGCCCGCGTGAGGTCCGCAAGTATGACGAATACCTGCCGATGCCGGACCCGCTTAACCTGTCGGAAGAGAACAAGGAGCGGTATCAGCAACTCAAGCGCCGCGCGATGTTCCTCAACGTCACCGGGCGCACTCGCACCGGCCTGATGGGCGCAGTCTTCCGCAAGACGGCTGAGGTCGAACTGCCGGCGGCGATCAACTACCTGCTGGAGAATGTCAGCGGTGACGGCGCAAGCCTTGAGCAGCTGTGCAAGGAAGCCACGGGTGAGTGCCTGGACACAGGGAGAGGCGGGTTTCTCGTCGATTACCCTAAGGTTCAGATGCCAGAGGGGCAGACGTCACTCACTGTTGCCCAGGCAGCGAAGGCGCGCGCTTACGTCCACTTCTACCCAGCCGAGACCATCGTGAACTGGCGTGAGGATGTGATCGACGGTGTGAAGCGACTGACGCTCGTCGTGCTGCACGAAAAGATCAACGAGCCCACCGAGGACGGTTTCGAGTTCGTCGCCAAGGATCAGTACCGCGCGTTGATGTTGATCGGCGGCCGGTACATCCAGCGCGTGTACAGCGAGGACCGGCAGGACGGCGAAGAAAGCGAGCCAAAGGACAAGACCGGCAAGACCTTTGACCACATCCCGTTCCACTTCTTCGGCGCGCAGAACAACGACGCCAGCATCGACAAGGCCCCGCTTGAGGACTTGGCCGAAGTCAACATCCTGCACTACGGCAACAGTGCCACGGTGGAGGAGTCGGGCTTTATCGCCTCGCAGCCAACCCTGTTCATCACCACTGACATTGACCCGGACAGCTTCATCAAGCTGAACCCGAATGGAATGCAGATCGGGTCGCGTAGAGGCCACAACCTCGGCAAATCAGGGACTGCCACCTTTCTTCAAGCCGATGAGAGCCAGCTGGCCCGGGAGCTGATGAAGGACAAGGAAGAGCAGATGCTCATGATCGGCGCGCGTATCGTCCAACAGGGCGGCGGCGCTGAGACGGCGGAGGCTGTTCGCATCCGTTACAGCTCTGATAACTCGGTGCTCGGTACCATCGCAGGCAACGTGTCCGAGGCAATCCGCCTCGCTTTGTTCGACGCCCAGCGCTTCATGATGGACGCCGTGGACGAGACCGGGACGGTGTTCTGGCTCAACCAGGAATTCTTCGATCAGGTCATGGACGCTCAGGCCATCCTGGCTCAGGTGCAGCTCTGGCAGCAGGGCATCATCGCCAAGAAGGACTTGCGGACCAACCTGCGCCAAGCGGGCGTCATCGAGTCGGATCGCACGGACGACGATATCGACGACGACCGCGAGGGCGATGCTCCGGTTCTGGGCAGCGAGGATGACCCTACTGGCACAAAGCAGCCCGAGGTGACCGATGAGTAGCGAAGGCTATCTGACGGATGCCACCACTCGACACCAGGTCTACGTCCAGCGATACGCCGGCGGCAACCTCAAGCGGGTGGCATCGTTCATCAGCAAAGCCATCAATACCGCCAAGGCTCGCGTATCGGCTGGACTGAGCGCTTACGGCACTCAGCGGTACAACTCGCAGATAGAAACGCTGCAGGGCGATTTGCGGGGCATCTATGACAACTTGAAGGGCCGCGCTCAACTGGACCTCGGCGAATTCGCGGCATACGAGGCCGAGTTCAACGCCACTATGCTGGGCAAGGTCGTGAAGCTGGTGGTTCAGCTCAACGTGCCGTCTGCTGAGATGGTGAGTGCAGCAGCCTTGGCAGATCCGCTGATCCTCGAAGCGCGGAAGGGTGCCCAGCGGATCAGCATCGGCGGTGCGCTTGACCAGTTCGGGACCAAGAAGGCCGCCGAGATCATCGGCGAGATTCATATCGGCTCCAGCCTGGGCGAGACCAGCCAGCAGATCGGCCGGCGACTTACCAGCGTCCATCAGCTTCATCAGGACCAGGCATCGTCCCTCGTCCGCACCATGACCAACCATGTCGCCAGCACGGCGCGCATGGAAACGCTCAAGGCAAACGACGACATCCTGGAGGGCTGGCGCTGGATATCGACCCTCGACTCGAAGACCAGTCCGATGTGCCAAGCGCGGGACCAGCACATGTATGGCTGGGACGATCCAAAGCCGCCGGGTCACTGGAGTTGCCGATCAAGTGCGCTGCCAGTGCTCAAGGATGAGTTTGCCCGCGAGATCAAAGGCTCGACGCGGCCCTCAATCGGCCCGGACGGTGTGGAGCTGGTATCCAGCAAGACGAGTTATCAGGACTGGCTGTCACGCCAGCCTGTCGCCTTCCAGCGCGATGTTCTGGGGCCGAAACGGTATGCCCTGTTCACAAAGGGCGACCTGACCCTCGACAAGTTCGTCGACGACAACGGCAAGACGCTGAACCTGCAACAGCTTAGAGACATGGAGCCTCGCGCTTTTGAGGCTTCTGGCCTATAGCATGCTAGATTGCCGGCAAAACCGTTTGAGGTGTTCAAGTGAAGTGGATGTTGGGCGTCGGGATAATATTTGCCTGCACGGTTTGCGCGCTCTTGGGTGTGACAGCAGGAATAAACATGAACCCCCAAGCTACCGTAAAATTCGTACCCGACTGGGGAAGTCTTGCAGATTGGGTATCCGGGATCGGGTCCGTTTCAGCGGCGTTGGTTGCGCTTTACCTGGCGGACCGCCAGAGAAGGGACAACACTGCCCGGATTGAAATTAATCAGTACCTCACCCAGGACAACTTCTCTATCGACCTCGTTTCAACTGGAGAGAAGCCGGCGATTGTGACGGGTATTTATATACGGTCGCCTCGACTGAAGAAGCAGGCGCTGATTAACCGAACACCTGTCCCGCGATACAGCGAGACAATGGGCCGTTATGAGTACGGAGAAACTCGACGCCTCAGTTTGGACAGCTCCATGTACCTCAGCCTCGCACTAGAGATCGAACATGAACTGGGCTGCCGAGACTTCAGCGGCCTGCAGTTAATCGTAGGCACGGGCATCGCTGAATTTAGAAAAGAGCTCAACGCGGATTTTGCAAAGCTGCTTTATCAAGAGGCTGTCAACGCGTAGAGAAGGGCTCAAGCAACCCTTAGCGGAACTAATGACCACGAATTCCAACGACCTCGCCAATGGCGGGGTTTTTTTATGCCTGCGGCTGAGCCAACGGCAAATCATCCGGGGGATGACATGAAATATCTGATCGACAAGGCAGCATTCGACGCACTCGAACCATCCATGCAGGCCCTCTACAAAGCGCAGGGCGACCAGTTCGTCCTGATCGTTGAAGGCCTGCCCGCTGGCAGTGAGGATCTGGAGGGCTTGAAGCGCCAGAACCAAACACTCCTGGATGAGGCGAAGGAAGCCAAGCGCCTGCGCCGTGAGGCTGACGAAAAGCTGGAGCGTGAAAAGCTCGACGCTGCCAAGGCAAAGGGCGACTTCGAGCAGCTATACGCCAGCAGCGAGCAGGCCCTCGCGGCCGAACGTGCACGCCTTGCCGAGCTGACCTCCAGCATCGAGCGCCGCGACCTGATTTCAGCGGCCAGCAAGATCGCCTCCGGCATCGCCGAGGGCGAGAACGCTGAGATCCTCGCTGAGTTCGTGCAGCGCCGCCTGAAGATCGTAGAAGGGCAGGTCAAGGTCACGGATGCCGCGGGCAACCTGACCATCGCCAGTCTCGAAGACCTGGCAAAAGAATTCCAGCTAGCGCCGCGCTACGCAGCATTGGTGCGCGGCAGTCAAGCGAACGGCGGCGGGGCTGCCGGGGGTAAGGGTGGCGGGGCCACCAAAACGTGGGACCAAATGACCGGTATGGAGCGCGTTGAGCTCCGCCGAACCAACCCCGCCGAGCACGCACGCATGAAAGCGGCTGCTGAGGCCAAGTAAAGGAACCTGCAATGCCAACCATTCTCTCGGACGTCGTGTTCCGCGACGAACTGCGCGACTACATCGCCGTCAACTCGGTGGAGCGCACTGCGTTCTTCGAGTCGGGCATCCTGACCACCAACGCGGACATGACTGCGCTGCTGGCCAGCCCATCCAACACCTTCACAATCCCGTGGTGGGTCGATCTGGATGCGTCCATCGAGTCGAACTACTCGAACGACGTGTACACCGACATCGCGGTACCGCTGTCGGTCACCAGTGCTTCCATGCAGGCGCGCGCTGCGTACCTCAACGAAGGCTGGAACTGCATGAACTTGGTGAAGAACATCACCAAGCAGGATCCGCTTGAGTTCGTTGCAGGCCGCCTGCTCAGCTACTGGCGGCGTGTGGCTCAGCGCCGTGCGATCGCAACTTCGATCGGCATCTACAACGACAACGTTGCAGGCAACGGCGGCGACATGGTCATCGATGCCGGCGGCGTCATCAGCCCGACTGCGATCATCCGCGCCAAGGCGACCATGGGCGACTACACCGGTCAGCTGGGCGGCTTGGCCGTAATCGCCATGCACTCGGCAGTTCACACCGAGCTGTCCATTCAGAATCAGATCGACTTCACCCCGATCGCCGAGCAAGAACCTGACTTCCAAGGTCGCTTCCAGGGTATGCGCGTGGTGGTTGACGACGGCACGCCTGTCATCGGCACTGGTGCTGCTGCCAAGTACCTGTCGGTCATCTTCGGCCCGGGCGCCATGGGTTTCGCTGAGCAGCAGCCAGAAGGGCTCGACGGTCTGGAATACGAGCGTGCTCCTGACCGTGGCAACGGTGGCGGTACCGAGACCTTGTGGACTCGTCGCAACTTTGTGATTCACCCGCTGGGTTACTCGTTCACCGGTACCACCATCACTGGCACCCCGACCACCACTCGCCCAATCTCGGCGAACTGGTCCGACCTGGCACTGGCTACCAACTGGGAACGCAAGTTCGCTCGCAAGCAGGTCCCGCTCGCGTTCATCACTTCCACCGTCGCAGCGGCCTAACCGACATCCAGCCCTCATTGGGGGCTGGACCTCCTGAGGAGAAGCAACATGGCTATCCAGAAAGACAACCACATCGACCCCGACCTGAAAGCGCGCTGGGGCTTCGGCGGCACTGAAGGCAAGATCACAGTAGGACCTGAAACTGTGGGCGAAACCGGTGGCGTTGGCCACGCGCGTACTCGCATCACAGAGGGCGGTGGTCGCAACAGCGGTGGCGGAGCCGACCCATCCATCGAAACACTCCAGCTTGATGCCGTGAATTCTTTGGCTGACGGCCTTGAGGTTGGCGTGCTGAACCCTGTTGAAGGCGATGGCCCAGCACTGCGCATTCATCAGGCGCTGAGTGGTATCCAGTCGAACATGCAGAGCTTGGCCGATAGCCGTGACGACGCACTGGCTAAGTCTGCCGAGTTGCAGAAGCAGGTAGACGATCTGCAGGCCCAGGCTGACAAAGCTCGCCAGGATGAAGCAGAGGCGAAGGAAATCGCAGAGCTCAAGGCCAAGCTGGACGCTGCCAAAGTTACCTACCGCGCCAACGCCTCGAAAGAGTCGTTGCAAAAGCAAGTAGACGATCTGCCGAAGGCGTAACACCCGGGGCTTCGGCCCCACTCATTCAAGCGGAGGCCAGATGGCAACCTACATCACCGTGGCGGACGTTGACGCCACCCTGGGTGCCGAATGGGCGCCAGATGACAAGAAGGCCCGCGCCGTGCTGCAGGCCAACGCCTATCTGACCTCCCTCAGCCTCACCGGCGTTGACATGGACGCCATCCCTGAAGAGATCAAGCAGGCCGGCGTCGAACTGGCGGTAGTCGCCTCTCAGGGCAAGCTCTACCAGCAGCAGACCGAGGGTACGCTTTCGGCTAAGACGGTCAAGGCAGGCTCGGTGTCGACGAGCAAGACCTTTGCATCGATCGACACCAGCAAGTCCACGTCATTGCCCGACGGTGTCCAGTTCGCGCTCGGCCTGCTCGGGCCTTGGCGCGCCAGTGCGTTCAGCTTCAACGTCTACAGGTGAACCATGGGCATTCGCGAAGAGATACAGGCCGACATGGCCGAGGCGTTCGACACTGACCTAGCTGATGCGGTATTGCCGTTCACCGGTGGGATCACGCTGCCAGGCGCTTGGGATCCGGTCATTGAAACCGGTGGCGAGCCGGTGGTGATTTCCTATAGCGGTCGTGGCGTGTTCGACAGCTTCAAGATCGCGCAGGCCGACGGCGTCAACATCCGCGCCACTGACCAATTGCTGATCGCCCTCACGAACGAAACCATCGGCGGCACACCGGACATCGGCCATAAGATAAACGGCTTCGACGTGGTGAACGTGCAGCTGGACCCGGTCGGCGCCCATTACGAGATCCAGCTGAGGAAGACCTGATGGCCAAGGCAGGCTGGAGCCACACCCTGACCGAGTTCGCCGACCAGGCGGGCGAAGACATCACGCAGATGGCTCGCGCCATTGGGATAGCGATGCTCACCGAGGTGGTGAACCGCTCACCGGTAGGCAACCCTGATCTATGGGAGGCGAACAAAGCTCTGCGTTCGAAGAACACCGCACTGGCAGACGCCTACGACGCCAACGTCGACACGCGGAACGCCAGCAACACTGGCAGGAAGAAGTTCAAGAAGCTGACCCAGCGTGAGCGAAAGGAGAACTTCTACGTGGATGCCAAGGCGGCCGGCAAGGGATACATCGGCGGCACGTTCCGGGGCAGCCACATGGTTTCCATCGGCGCGCCGGATATGTCAGTCGTCGAGAATGTTGACCCGTCCGGCCGCGACACCATCAGCAGGGGCTCGATGCTCATCAGGGCGTCCGGCCAGTTTCCCGTGATCTACATCCAGACCAACAGCCCCTATGGCGAGATGCTGGAGCTGGGCCATTCCACGCAAGCGCCGGGCGGCGTGTACGACCTGGCCTTCATCGGCGTGAGTGAGGCCTACAAATGACCTACGAGCAAATCCGCGCGCTTATCACCGCGCGCATGGTGGCGTTCACAGGCATCGAGCAGGCCCGCATCGACTACCCGAACCAACCTGCGGTGTTCACGCCGCCGGATGCGGGGCTCTGGTGCCGCCTGAACATCCAGTACGCGACGGCGTTCATGGCCGGCATGGCCGACAAGCCCTACACCCGCAAGCCCGGGCAGATCAGCATCCAGTGCTTCGCCCGGGAACGCACCGGCACCAAGGCCATTACCGAACTGGCCGACGCGCTTGAAGCGCACTTCGCCTACTGGACCTCCGGCGATCTCGAATCCCAAGAGGCCAGCCAGGCGATCGCCGGCGAGTACGAAGGGTTCTACCAGATCAACGTCAACATCCGGTTCCGCGCCGGCTGACCCAGCAACACCCATCCCACCCGCCCTGAGCGGGTTTTTTTATGCCCACAGAAAGGTGGAAAACATGTCTAGCGGCGCCAAACAGATCAGTTACCTGATTCCCGAAACCACTCCCGGCGTGACGCCGACCACTGGCAACTGGGACACGCTGCGGCTGACCAGCAACACCCTGTCGCCCTCCGTCAACACCCAGGCCAGCGACGAGATCACCGATTCCCGCGTGAGCCAAGGCTCTGTGGCGACCAGCACTGACATCCAGGGCGACCTGGTCGGCGAGATGTCCTACGGCACGTTCGACAAGCTGTTCGAGGCCGGCTTCTACGGCACCTGGACCAACAACGTTTTGACCGTGGGCGATACCCGCCGCACCTTCTCTGTGGCGAAGAACTTTGCCGACGTGAACGTGTTCTCGATCTTCAAAGGCATGCATGTTTCCACGTTCGCGCTGGATGTCCCGTCGGACGGCAAGATCACCGCCACCTTCACCCTGATGGGGCTGGATTACGCGGACGGCGACACCAACACCGTCACCGCGATCACACCTGCGACTGCTACTCCGTTCATGTCCAACATCAACGTGGGCACCGTCCTGGTCGACGGCGCGTCGCTGGAAGGCGTTGCGTGCGTCTCGGCAATCACGATCAACCTCGATAACAGCCTGCAGACTCAACGCTGCTTGGGCAACGGCAAGCTCGGCCCAGGCGCGCACATTGCCACCGAAGCGGCGATCACCGGCAGCATCACGTTGGCCTGGTCGAACCGCGCATGGCAGCTCTGGAAAAACCAGTTCACGCGCGCACCGATCGCGGTCTCGTTCCCGATCACGGACAGCCTGGGCAATAAGTACACCTTCAACTTCCCAGCTTTGGAGATTGACGGCGACCTGCCAAACGGCGGTAAGCGCGACCTGATTGAGGTGACGCTGAACTACACCGTCTCCAAGCAGGCACCGACGCTGACCCGTACCCCGGCCGCTGCCGTGGCTACCGTTGCCGTTGCCCCGACCACCGCTGCCGTGGCTGTGGGCGCAACTCGTCAGCTGACGCCGACCGTATCCCCAGCAGGCGCAACCCAGACCGTCACCTGGTCCAGCGCGACCCCAAGTGTTGCAACGGTCAGCAGCACCGGCGTTGTGACCGGCGTGTCTGCCGGTACCGCCGTCATCACCGCAACCAGCACGGCCGACGGCACCAAGGTCGGCCAGTCTACCGTCACCGTTTCGTAAACCGATTCACCCTTTGACTGCCCCGGCAATAACGCCAGCCGGGGCGGTCTTTTTTAGGCGTGGCGTAGAGGAAACACCATGGCTCTCAAGCTCGTAAAGAAAACCGAACCCGTCTCGAATGACAAGTGGTTCGACTTCGACAAAGATACCAAGATTCTGCTGGCACCCATCGACACCCCGGAATACCAGATTGCTTTGGAGCGCGCGCGCCGTCGCCTGCGCCGCAACGACGAGCAGTTCACCGAGGGTACCGTTGGTGTGGTGTCCGGCGAAAAAACAGAGCATCAGAACCACTGCATGCTGCTGTCGCACTTCATCCTGAAAGACTGGGACGGAGCGCAGGACGACGAAGGCAACCCGCTCAAGTACACGCCCGCTATAGGTGCGGAGATGCTCGACGGTAATGTCGACTTCTTCATTTTCGTCCTGAAAAACGCCGCGGAATTTGCCGCCGAGAACAAGGGTGAGCTCGCTGAGACGGTGGAAAAGCCGTCGACCGGTTCCACTGGGAAAGGGAGTGGGGCGGGCAAACGGAAAAGCGCAGAGCCATCTACCAACGCCTGAAAATGACGGTGCCGGACGAGCCGGAGACAGACCCCCTCACGCAATACCTGCTGAACACGTTCCGCAATGTGTGCAGGGGGCGCCGGATGCTCGCGACCATGACAGGGGCTCACCCATTGCCCTTGTCTGCCAAGGAGATCAGCGACTGGCTTGAGGCGCACCCTGCGCCTTTGGCGCGCCATGAGGTGGACGAGGTCATGTTCGCGCTGGATCACATTCTGCTGAGCGAAGACGAGGAGTGACAGCCGGTCTATGGGCATTTCCTTTGATGGTGGTAGATTGCCTCCACCAAAAAAGAGGAAGTAGTGATGAAGGGATTTTTCGCAGTCTTGTCTTTTCTTTTGCTCGCAGGTTGCGTGCAGCCTCAACCCATGGAGCAGTTCAGCGGGTTCCCTGAGCAAACGTATCTGGACCTGCCGAAGTCAGGAACTGGGACCGTCACCGGTCAGGTCTTTCTTCGGACAGTGGGAGGCGATGTTAAATACGGGGCGGGGAGCCCAGTGCTATTGCTTCAAGAAACGGACTACATGCGTCAGTTCTACTCCGCTTGGCTCGATAATAAGCGGGCACCAGTTCTCGACAACCGCGCCCTGTATGCGGGGTTCAAGGTTCAGGCAAACGGTAGTGGCGAATTTACATTCAACAACGTTCCGCCTGGTGACTACTACGTCGTGAGCCAAGTGACGTGGGGTGCCCCAACGCCTTATGGCGTGTCCAATCAAGGCGGGTCCATCATGGTAAGAGCCATTGTTGCGAACGACTCTGTTACCACTGTGATGGTGACTAAATAGTTCAGAGTTACTCAATCAAATAACCCGCCGAGTGCGGGTTTTTTTATGCCCGGAGAAAGGCAAATGACTCAGACCTCGCGCCTGGTTCTAGAAATCGACAGCCGAGACGCTGAGCAGAAAGCGGCTGATACCCGGAAGGCACTGGAAGCCCTAGAGGACGCAGGTCTTAGCATCAAGCCTGCCATGGACAAAGCGGGGGCCAGCCTTGAGTCCGTTGGTAAGAGCGCTACGAAGGCGAAAAAGTCGATCCATGAGGAAAGGGACGAGATCGAGCAGTTGCTTGGCACCATCGATCCGCTTGCACGAAAGCTCAACGAACTGGAAAAGCAGGAAATCGCGCTCAACAAGGCCCGCAAGTCCGGGAAAATCGAGCTCGACACCTATACCGAATACAGCAAGAAGATCGCAGCCACGCGCGCTGAGCTTGCACGATTCAACGATTCAATGGGCAAGACCGGGATATCCGCCAAGCAAACTGCCGCTGCGCTGCGCGGAGTTCCTGCACAGTTCACGGACATCGCCACGTCCCTCCAAGGCGGCCAAGCTCCTCTTACCGTATTCCTGCAACAGGGCGGCCAGCTTAAAGACATGTTCGGCGGTGCCGGTCCGGCGGCTAAGGCCCTCGGCGGCTATGTGCTTGGTTTGATCAATCCCTTCACCGTCGCCGCCGCTGCTGCTGGCGGGCTTGCACTGGCCTATAAGGGAGGTTCAGACGAGGCCACCGCCTTTAATCAGAGCCTGATTTCCACCGGCAACTTCGCCGGAGCAACAAGCTCCTCCTTGTCCGCCATGGCTCAAAGCGTTGGCGGGACGATCGGTACCACTGGCGCGGCCGCAGAAGCGCTGAACCGGCTGGCCAGTGGCGGCAAGATCGCCAGCACCAGTTTCGAGATGATCGCCACCAGTGCGTTGAAGTTTCAGGAAGTGACTGGCCGGGCTGTCTCCGAAACCATCGCCGACTTTGAAAAGATCGCAACCGATCCTGCAAAGGCGCTGGTAGAGCTTAACGACAAATTCAACTTCCTTACTGCATCGGTCTATGAGCAAGTTCGCGCCCTCAAAGAGAATGGCGACACGGCAGGCGCGGCAAGCGTCGCGGAGGCGGCGTATGCGCAGGCTTTGGATGAGCGCTCCGCCAAGATCAAGGACAGCCTCGGTTCGGTTGAGACCGCATGGCTCGGGGTCAAGGGCGAAGCGAAAAAGGCGTGGGACGCGATTTTTGATATCGGTCGAGAGGACTCGCTCGACCAAAAACTGCAAAAGCTCGAAGAGCGGCTGAACAAAGTACGCAACGCATCTGTAGCGCCACTTTCGGTCGGCGACAACCCGGACATGATGGTCTTTGCCGGTGGCGAGTCAGCGGCTCAGGCCGAGTGGCAGAAAACCCTCCAGAAGGAGGTCGACGACCAAAAAGCGGCGCGCGAGCAGATGTTCGGCGCCGCCGCAATGCAGCAGGCCACCAAATATTACGAGGACATCAAGTCCCAGCTGACCAGTACTGCGTCGAAGGGCGATCAGCTGGCGGCTGCTTTGAAGAAGTCACTTCGCGAGATTGATGCCGCTAGGGCGCAGGGTTACACAGTCACAGCTGCCGAGCAGGCAAAACTGGAGGCCCAGCTCAAGGACAAATTCAAGGAGTCGGCAAAGGCCGCAGCGCCGGTGGACCTGACCGGATTCAACAATGCCGAAAACGCGCTCAAGTCGCTCATGGAGAGCTATCAGAACTCGTTTAGACTGCTGGATGCGTCTGAGAAGGCGGGCCTTATCAGTGCGGACGATTACGCACTTCAGAAAGGAGCCTTACTGGAGAAGGAGAAGAGCCAGGTCGAATCGGCCTATCAGGCTGAGATCGCAGCATTGGAAGCGGTCACCGCCAAATCCAGCACCACCAGCGCTCAGCGTGTCGGAATCGACCAGAAGATCGCCGACGCTCGCCAGAAGATGGTCGACACCTTAAGGAAGCTGGACACCGATCAGGACATCCTGTCACAGCAGACCAGCGCGCGGAACGCTAAAGATGCCGCATCGCTTAAGGCATTTAGCCAAAACGTCCAGGACAGTCTAGCGCTCGCTCAGCAGGGGCTCGACAACCAGCTTGCAGGTATCGGTCTGGGCCAGGAGGGTCGCCAGCGCCTGCAGGACGATCTGAAGATCCGCCAGGACTATCAAAAACAGCTCGAAAAGCTGGATCGCGATTATCGCAATCTGACAAATCCATCGAGTGGGCGGACCGAGAACTACAACAAAGAGACGCAGATCCTTAAGGATGCGCTTGACCAACGGCTTAGGGCGCAGCAGGACTATTACGTCCAGCTCAAGCAGTATCAGGACGACTGGACCAACGGCGCGAACGCTGCCCTGCAGGACTACATCGACCAAACACACGACATCGCGGGTCAGACCTACACGCTGTTCAGCGATTCGCTGCGCGGCGTGGAGGACGCGTTCGTCGATGCTGCGACAACCGGGAAGCTGAGCTTCAAGGACCTGGCCGATAGCATCATTGCCGATTTGGCTCGCATTGTTGCCAAAGCCTACATCGTGACCCCGATCCTCGCAGCTCTTGGCATCGGTGGTGATTCTGCCTCTGGCGCAGGGGGTGCCGGAGGAATTTCCGGCCTCATGGGTGGCGGTGGTGGTGGCTCGGGCGTCATGTCCTATCTCAACACCGCAAAGAACGTAGCGTCTGCGGCTGGGAGCAAGTTCGGCGAAGCCATCATGTCCGGCTGGACCAGCGGTGATGGCGTGGTCGGTGGGTTGCAAGGTGCATTCAGCAACGGCGCGGATTATGTCAGCAGCGCTATCAGCAGTGCGTTCACGTCGGGTTCTGCGGTCGCTGCGGCCAACGTTTCCGAGTCAGCCACGGCGGCCCTGACCGCCAGCTACGGAAACTATGCTGCTCAGTTCGGCACCGGCGTTTCGCAAGGCTCGTTCAGCGCCGCGTCTGCGGGATTTGGGGCCAGCGGCGCGGCAAGCTCCCTGGCAACCCTCAGCTCGGTTTTGGGGTACGTCCAGGGCGTCTACACAATCTTCAGCTCCTTCAAGGACTACGGCCTTAAAGGCGGAGCAGTTACCGGCGGCATGGCGGCGGCGGGCGCTTACATCGGCTCGTTCGCAGGACCGCTTGGCACGGCTGCGGGCTTTGCGATCGGGGCCACCTTGGGCGCGCTAGGCGCTGGCAAGCTGTTCAGTTCCGGGGAGAAATACCCAGACCTGAGCACCTCGGCTACTGGCCGCTATGTAAATGGTCAGTACACGGACACGGGTATTGCTCAAAGCTGGCAGCGTAAGGCTCCGAAGTATGGGACTGCTGCAGACAACGCAATGTCTTCAACGCTAAACCAGTTCAGTTCCACGCTTGGGAGCCTGTACGCAGCCCTCGGCAACGGCGCACCTGTCGTGGCGTATAACACGCTGCAGCAACGCAAGACCTCCGGGAAGTACTCCAGCACCTTCGGCGCCCAGCTTGACGATGGTTCGGTCATCACCGGTAAGCAGCAGTTCAAGGCCGCTGATATCTCTGCGGCACTGACCGCTGACTATGACGACATCATGGGCACCTTCCTCGCGAAAGCAATCGTGAGTTCCAAGTCATTGCCTGAGTACTTCAAGTCCCAGTTCACCGAATTTGCCAACGACTGGAACACGACTGCAGACCAGGTCATCAAGGCAATCGAAGGAGTATTCACCCGTTTCAACGGGGTGAACGATGCGCTGACGCTGATCAACGTCAACAACCTGAAACTCGACAACACCGGGTTGATGGCTTCGGACTCGATTCTGAACATGATCGGAGCCATGGCCGATCTGGACACTACGACCGCGACCGCCAAGGAGAAAGTGGACGCGCTCAATACGGCGGTGGGCACCTACTATCAAGCATTTTTCAGTGCCGACGAGCAATTCGCCGACCTGACAGACAGCTTGAAAAGCGCCTTTGCAGGCCTCGGTCTTGAGCTGCCTGATACCCGATCCGCCTATCGCAATATTGTCGAAAACATCAACGTCACGACTGCGGCGGGGCAGGCGATGTTCGCCACGCTCGTGGGGCTGGCGTCGAATGCAGACGCCTATTACACGGAAGTCGATAACCGTGCGCAGGCCGCGGTAGGCGCATGGTCGAACTACTACGACCTGTTCGCCTCGGACAGTCAGAAAGCCTCTGACACCCTGGCGGCGGTTGGGCAACAGTTCGCTGCGCTTGGACTGGCACTGCCTGCTACTCGCGAAGGATTCGCGACGATGGTGGCGTCGATTGATCGTACGACCGACTCAGGGAAAGCGCTTTTCTCCTCCCTGCTTGGTCTTGCAACAAACGCAGATGCCGCCTTCGACATCATTGAGGCGCAGACCACCGCAGCAAATGAGGCAGCAGCAGCGGCGGCCCAGGGCGTGAAGGACTCGCTAACCGGCACTGTGACAAACAGCTTCTCGGCAATACAGCGGGCAATCAGTGCACAGCAGAAGGCGGCGCAGGATGCTTACAACGCCACTAATGCCTCCCTCAGTGACATGGCTGCCACAGCAGCGGATAAGGTTTCCAATCTGGCCTCGGTGGGCAATGACCTTAGTTCGGCGTTGAAGTCACTGCGCGGCAACTCTGACGATGCTGTGAAGATGCTACGCGCTCAGGCGGTTGCGACTTTGCAAAGCGCCTTGGCAACAACGCGCGCGGGAGGATCGCTGGCGGGGTTCTCCGGTCTGAGCGATGCGCTGGATACTGTCGGAAGCAACACAACCGACCTTTACTCATCGCTGGAAGACTTCAATCGGGACCAGGGTCGGACTGCGGCGGTAGTCGCTGAGCTGGAGGCAACCAACGGCAAACAGCTGACAGCGGCCGAGAAGTTGCAGGCAAGCCTCGAAACACAGATCGACCAAGCCAAAGCGGCGTATGACCTGCAGAGCGCGAGCTTTGATTCGCAACTTGAACTCGCACAGAAGCAGCTCGACGTATTCAATGGAGTAGACACCTCGATTTTGTCTGTAGCTGACGCAGTGAACCGCATGAACGCAGCGGTCGTTGCGGCCTTGTCAGCGTTGCCCCGGACCGGCGCCGGAAGCGCTACCGCCAATACCCGGGAGAACAATGCAGCCCTAGTCAACACCGCATACAACACCGCCTTTGGGCGCGATGCAGATAAGCCGGGCCAGAGCTATTGGACTGACGCTCTGCAAAACGGGACGCTGACATATGACGAGCTACTGGCCGAGCTGGTGAAGTCGGGCAGAAACAACGGCGAGTCCATCAAGGTTCCAGGTTATGCCGCCGGCGGCAATTTCGGCGGAGGCATCCGGCTCGTTGGCGAGCGGGGTCCTGAAATTGAGCTTACGGGATCGAGCAAAATTCTGAACGCACGGCAGACCGCAGACGCCCTTAACGGCGGAGGCGGGGCATCGGTCGTGGACGCGCTTCGCGCACTGGCGGATCAGCTCGATGACATCAGGGCGAACACTCAGGCCGGGGCCCTCAGCGGAAACAACATGGTGAAACTCCTCAACCGGGTAACTGACGGCGGCAACGCCATGCTCACCAAGGAACTCGCATGAAGGTAATCAAGCCCCACCTCATCACGGACTCGATGCTGGTGAGTTCTTCAGTTGCGGAAAACGACTATCCCGCGTGGGTGTCAGGGACGACATACGCCCTCGGGGCGCGAGTGATTCGCACGGGCGTGCATCGTGTATTTGAAAGGCTGATAGCAGGTGCGGGCACGGTTGCTCCAGAAATGGACAGGACGAGCCCCCCCGTGTGGATGGACGTTGGACCAACCAGTAAATGGGCGCCTTTTGACAACGTGGTGGGCACGCTCGCCACTGGCCCATCGCCGCTTAATTACACATTGCGCGTCGGGTTCACCGACAGCCTGGCCTTGTTCGAGCTTCACGGGCGCTATGTGGATCTGGTGATGAAGGATGCAACAGGCGGGGTTGTCGTCTACCAGAAGCGAATTGACCTTGAGGTCGGTGACATCGCGAGCATCTACGACTGGTTTTTTTCGGAGCTGGACATCCGCACGGACATCGTCGTGACAGACATCCCGAGCCAGTATGCGAGTGCCGAGCTGTCTATCACCATCTCAACGACATCAGGCAACGCCTCCGTAGGGGGTTATCAAGCCTGGGCTCATCACCGATCTCGGCGCCACGCAGAACGGCGCGAGTGTAGGTATTGACGACTACAGCCGCAAAGAGCGGGACGACTTCGGCAACGTTGTGATTGTGGAGCGCGCCTACAGCAAAAAGGGCAGCTTCACGATGATGATCTCGCCCGGCAGTTTCAACCGGATTTACCGGACCCTTGCAGGCCTGCGGGCCACGCCTTGTGTCTACATCGGGACTGAGGTCGAGGGTTTCGAGCCTCTGCTGATCTACGGCTTCTTCTCCAGCTTCAACATGGAGATCCCTTACCGAACTTACCAACTCTGCTCGCTTGATATCGAGGGCCTCATCTAATGGCTGTCACTCCATTACCGTTCCTTGACCGAACGTCTGCATCGTTCAAAAACGACACTGATACTTTCTTCGGGCAGCAGCTGCCGCAGTTCTCGGTTGAGGTGAACCAAGTTGCGTCTGATGTGCAGGCCGCTGTTACCGCTGCCAACTCATCCAAGACTGCGGCGGCAACCAGCGCGACAAACGCAGGGACCAGCGCGACCAACGCCGCGAACTCTGCCACTGCGGCGAATACTTTGAAGAACAACGCTGCGACCAGCGAAACCAACGCCGCCGGATCAGCGACGGCGGCGAACACTTCCAAGACCGCTGCGGCTAACAGCGCGACCGCTGCCGCCACCAGTGCTACAAACTCAGAAGCTTCCGCTGTTCGCGCTAAGCAGGCAGCTGACAGCATCACCAGCGGCCCGGTTACGAGCGTCAATGCAAAGACCGGGGTTGTAACGCTGGCAAAGGCCGATCTCGGCATTCCCTTAGTTGATAACCTTTCCGTGATAGCGAAAGGTTTTCTGGCGGCATCAGGTCAGACCCCCCTTGCCGCCGATCTTGATAACTTCACCACTCTGACCAATGGCTGGTACACGGTTTCAGCTACGGACACGGCAGGCACCAAACCACCAGGAGAATCTTGGGGCACGGTGTTTGTTTCAGGCCGCGCCTTTCAGGCGGACTCTCGCACCAATCAGCTATTTTTCTCGGAATCCGGCACCCGGCTGTATTTCCGCAGAAGTAACGGCGGCATCTGGACTCCCTGGCGCGAGCTGACCAGCAACCTTCAAAAAGGGATCATGCGTTTTACAGCAAGCGGCTCTTGGGTGGTTCCAGAAGGCGTAACTCTGGTCTGGGTCAGCGCAGTTGCACCGGGCGGTGGGGGCGGTGGCGGCGGGGCAGGCGGGGCGAGTGCTTATTACGGTGCTGGTGGTGCCGGCGGCGCTGCCGGGCAATCTGTAATTAGATCAGCTCAATCAGTAGTGCCGGGTCAAACTATCACGGTCACCATTGGATCACCTGGCGCGGGTGGCGCCGCGTCAGCGGGCGTCGGCAACAACGGAACTGCCGGTGGCGCTTTAACCGTCACCAATATGTCAGGCGCGAACCTGGTCCTTAGCGGCGGCGGCCCAGGTGGTGGTGGTCAAAGTTCTAACAATGGCGCTTTCATTTCAGGCGGAGGTCTCATTTCCCCCGGCTTCCCAATGGGCATGTACGGCGGTGACACAGACGGAACACAGCCTACCTGCATTGGCGGTGTCGGTGGCTCTAGCCCGTTTGGTGGCGGTGGCAGCGGGGGGCGAGCATCGACTATCGGCACGCTTTCTGGTCTGCCCGCTGGTGGCTATGGCGCTGGCGGCGGTGGCGGTGGCGGCCAATATTCTAAGCCTTCGGCTACGTATACAGGTTCCTCTGGCGGTAACGGCAGTGGCGGTTTAGTAACGATTGAATGGTGAGTGAAATGCCAGATAGCGCAGAAGAAGGTATGGTCGAAGGCGTTATACAGAACTACGCGATAATTGATCTTGCAACCAATATCGTCGATAACGTGGCAGTTTGGGATGGAGTAACGGAATGGGACCCCGGGGAAGGATTTATCGCCATCCAGTCGAACACGGCGCAAGCTGGCTGGACTTATAAGGAAGGGGAGTTCATTGCCCCTCCTGTGGCCCCACCAGTGCCGCCCACCGCTGCCGAGGTATTGTCAGCGAACACCTATCGGCGGAACTCACTTTTGGCCGCCGCAACGCTGGCAATTGACCCATTGCAAGATGCAGTTGATCTTGACATGGCGACTGCTGCAGACCTGGTAATGCTCAAAGCATGGAAGCTGTACCGCGTTAACGTCAACCGCGTGGATCTGAAAGTACTCGACCCGGGTTGGCCCACCCAACCAGTTCAATAAAAGCTTCGAAGATGCCGCCTTGAGCGGTTTTTTTTCGCCTGGAGAAAAGCAATGACCGGATTCGATCTGGCGTTTGAGCGAGTGATCGGGCACGAAGGCGGCTTCGGCGCTGACCCGAAGGACAGAGGCAACTGGACCAGCGGCTTCATCAATCAGGGCGAACTGCGCGGGACTAAATTCGGTATCTCGGCAATGTCCTATCCCGACCTCGACATCAAGAACCTGACGGCCGATCAGGCCAAGCGAATCTACAAACGTGACTTTTGGGACCGAGCCAAGGCCGACGAGTACGACCCAGCCATCGCCTACCAGCTGTTCGATATCGCCGTGAATAACGGAAACGGTAACGCGATCCGCATGCTCCAGCGCGCGGCCGGCGTCGTTGATGATGGCCTAATCGGGCCCATGTCCATCGCAGCCGTGAAGGCCATGTCGGTGACCGACGTCATCATGCGGCTGAACGCTGAGCGAATCCTGTTCGTAACCAAGCTGTCCACCTTCTCCATTTACGGGAAGGGCTGGATGAACCGGGTGGCGGGCAACCTTCAATACGGGGCGGTGGACGCATGAACTGGTCAGATATCGGGAACATGGTGGGCAAGGCCGCACCAGTGGTCGGCACGCTGCTCGGCGGGCCGGCTGGCGGAATGGTGGGAGGTCTGATCGCGAACGCGCTGAACGTGTCGCCTGATCCTGATTCGGTGAATGCGGCGCTGGCGAGTGACCCTGACGCGTTGCTGAAAGTGCAGGAGCTGCAGATCAACGCCAAAGTTCAGCTCGAGCAGCTGGCGGTGACTCTGGAGAACAATCGCCTGCAGGCTGCCGGCGCCCAGTTCGCGGCGGAAGCAGCCGACCGCGACAGTGCTCGCCAACTGGCCGCCAAGCAGCCTAACGATCTGATCAGGCCCGCCATCACCATCATCCTGCTGGTTGGCGCGCTGTCGATCTTGGTGTGCATTTTTACGGGTGTCGGCTTAGAAGCGCTTCAGAACCCCGTGGCCGCAAGCACGATCTCGCTGCTTATCGGGCTCTGGTTTAGTGAGCTTAAGCAAACCCTCGGCTTCTACTTCGGCATGACCAAAGAGTCGCAGACGCAAAACGCCATCGTCACGCAGTTCGCCGTCGAGCCCGGCACTGTCACGAAGCCGGACAAGTAGTCCGCATTTATAAAGGGGAAGGGCATGGCAACAGCGCAGCAGGTTAGTCAGTACTTGGGCAAGGCGACCCTCATCGTCAAGGCGAATGGCGGCAGCGTAGCCGTTGAGAAAAAAGTCGAGGGCGCATGGGTGACTGTGGACACCTTCGCCTCCGACGGAGCTTGGCCGATGGACTTTGGTATGTCGTCAACCAGAATCACGCCGTCGGGCGGCGCCGCCTATGAGGTCAGCCAATGAGCCTCATCGTCAGCGGTCCGATCACCAAACGCCGCATTCGCCGCGGCCTTGGTTTGCTCGGCGACAGCTTCAGCGCGAACTGCCACACGATTGACCTGAAGGCCTATGGCACGGAGGCGTATGGCTACGCCGCGGCGATTGCCGCAAAGACAGGGTTGTTTCCTAGCTATTTGGACAATCAGGGGAAGGTGGGCGACCACTCTGGGCAGTTCATGTCACGGCTTCCGTCTTGCCTGACTTCAGCGACGGCCGATTTGTGGATGCTGCTGTCGCGTACCAATGACGGCACCACGCCCGGCATGACGCTCGCTGACAGCAAGGCCAACGTGATGAAGGCCATCACCGCATTCCAGAACACTCCGGGCAAGTACCTGATTGTCGGTACCGGAACGCCCCGGTTCGGCACTAAGGCCTTGACCGGTCAGGCACTGACAGACGCAATCGCTTACAAGGATTGGGTGCTGGGCTACGTCAAACAGTTCGTCCCGGTCGTGAACATCTGGGATGGCTTCACCCAGGCGATGACCGTGGACGACCTGCACCCGAACATTATCGGCGCGGACTTCATACAGTCGCGCTGCGTGCCGGTGATCAATGCCAACTTTGAGTTTTTCGGGGTGCCGCTGCCCATAGATGCTGCCGACCTCTACTCGGCGATTCGCCCGTTCGGCTGCCTGAACGCCAACCCGTTGATGACTGGCTCCACTGGCATCATCAACGCATCCGTCAATCCGGTAGCCGGCTCGGTGCTGGCTGACAACTACAAGGCGTCCGGTTCAGGCCTCACTGGCATCACCTCGCGCTGGCACAAAGAGCCAGCTGCATTCGGCGAAGCCCAGTGCATCGAACTGGCCGGCACGATGGCTGCAGCCGGCGGCTACATCTATGTGCAGCCAGCGGCTAACACCACGTTGTCGAATCTCGCGGTCGGTGACGTTATCGAAATGGTTTCGGCGTCGGAGATCGTCGGTAACAGTCGGGGCATCCTCGGCTGGGAGGCTGAACTGATCATCACCAAACCAGTGTCCAGCACGTCGACCACCATCTATTACCGGTCTATGGACAAATATCAGGAGCCGTTCACGTTCCCGGCCAACTGGAAGGGCGCGCTGGAGACGCAGCGCTATACGTGCGACGTCACGGAAACGGTCGTCAGCGCGAGGATGGGGCTATACCTCGCCGCCGGGGTTGCTCAAGATTCCCGGGTGAAGGTTGCGCAGTTCGGGATCCGCAAAGTCTGACCTCCCGTCCTCAGCAACCTTGAACTCCTTTAATAACAGCCGGGCTGATTTGGGGGCGTCGAATTACACGGGATCGTTTTCTGGGTGAAGTGACCACAGCCGGAAAGCACTGACATCGCAATCACCATTAAAGCCACACGCCTGAGATTCATAGGAGTTCCCTCTGTAAAGTTGATCCGCATTGTAGCCGATGCCAAATTGGCCCGCAGCGTTCCGCGTTCACCTGTCGGCAGCCATGCCATACAGTATTGACCAACGCACCAGCGCTCGCGTTAACTGTATGTATATACAGTTCCAGCAAGCGAATCCGTTCCATGTATGTCCTAATCACTCCGCGCCGTCAGATGGGCGTCGCCTTACCGAAGGACCAGCTCAGCAAGATCCCGCCGTTCAAGGGGGATGTGCAAATAGTTGAGTCCCAATGCTCGGCGCTTGGCCGTGTTACCAGGGAAGCTTTCATCCTGAACAGCGTCGGTCATGCGCCGGACGTTTTGCCAAGGCTTCTTGATGCTAGCGTCACAAGCATGGGCACGCATGGGTTGATCATCTCCGGCATTGAGCAGGTGGAGCAGGCGTTCTACTTCCAGTCGTGGTGGTGCCGCTTTGAATGAAAAGCACGCAGTCGATCCACTGGCAGAATGGCAGCGCGTGGTCGAGGACAGGCAGGACCTTGTGACCGATCCTGACGGACAGCGGGTGAAGCTGCGCGAGTTGGCAATGCTGGCGTATCAGCGGCGGCAAGTGGATGCCAACGTGCTGTCGGACATGCTTGAGGTCACGGACGCCTCGCGCGAGTGGGGTCTGCTCGAACTGGAGGAGGCCTACCGCCTGGGCATGTTTGAGTGCCGGGAGTCAGGCCTTCAGGCTGGGACGCAGTATTTCGACGGTAAACAGTTGGTGAGGGCTTGGTGATCGTCGGCAGGACACCGTAGGAGGTTGTAGAGAGTCCAGCGAAAACGAAATAGTACATCCATCAGTACAGTAAAATCTCATCCATTCAATATGACCCATTATTTACTGGGCCTGAATCGATCAGTTCGACTCCGGCTCGGGGCACCATTTAAAATCAGGCGCTTACGGAGCAATCCGAAGCGCCTTTTTTGTCCCTTGGTTTCCGTAATCCTCAAACATTCCCGCATTCCCGTCTACTCAGCCGCAACTCAGCGCCGCCGCGAGGTTGAGCCAGACATCTCCATTTCTAAACTCCGGATCGGGCGTTGCTCTCAAACCTCGTGTTCGCCAGCAAGCCGGCTCCTACAGGGCAGCGTACTGATCAATCAATGCCAGACGCGGCACCAGAGTGCCTGGCCGGAGTATCGCGCCGGGGGCAATCACTGCGTTCGCGCCAATCTTGCAACCGTCACCGATCAACGCCCCGAATTTCCTCACGCCAGTCTCGATAACACTGCCGTCAAAGAGGATTCTGATCGAGGCACCGTCCAGTTCGTTACGGTAATTGGCCACAATGGCACCCGCCTCGATATTCACCCGCTTGCCGATGATGGAGTCGCCGACGAAGTTGAAGTGGGCCAGCTTGCTTGCGTCCAGCATGAAGCTGCTTTTGATTTCGCAGCTTGGGCCTACGATGCAGTCGTTTCCCAGGTAAACGCCACCACGCAAGTAAGCGCCCGCCGCTACGAACGATCGTTCCCCGATGATGACCGGGCCTTTGAGCACGGTGCCTGCCTCCACCACGGCGGTTTCGTGGATGGCGCTGTCGCCGACGCGGCGGAAGCCCGGTCCCAGGTTCGGCATCAACGCCAGTACCTGACGTTCGCAGTCCTGGGTAACCAGCCAGGCAATCAGGCCCTTCGAACCCGTCGCAGACCAACCCACCACAAAGGCGTCAATTTCAGGGTATTCCATGAATTTCCTCATCTATTGATTGGCGCGCGGTCAATGAATTAAATCGGGGCTCAAGCCTCACCACCCAGCACCTTGCTCAGAAACGGCGCCGTCCGGCTGTCCGCCACCCGGGCGACTTCTTCGGGCGTGCCGCAGGCCACGACGTTGCCGCCCTTGTCCCCGGCGCCCGGACCGATGTCGATCACCCAGTCACTTTGTGCCACGACGCGCATCTCATGCTCCACCACGATGACGCTATGGCCACCGTCAACCAGAGCGTTCAGCTGCGTCAG